CCCCGACTTCCACAAGTGGCCGAAGCTCCTCCAGGAGGACGACGTCCGCTTCCGCAAGGCTGCTGCCGACCTCGCCATGTCACCCTTCGCCGGGGGCCTCTACATGGAGGCCCTGGGCGACGTGCGGCACAACTGGCGGCCGGGGCAGTTCAGCAAGCTCGGGGTGAAGATCGCGTCGATGCACGGCACCATCCCGGAGCCCGAGACGCTGACAGGCCACGAGCGCCCGGTGATGGACCGGATGCCGGGCGTCGGCCGCACGCCGTTCGTGTTCTTCAACTGGGCCGCGCGCAACATGGAGGCGCAGACCTACCTGATGAAGCACGTCGCTGGCCAGCTCAACAGCAAGCCGGAGGCTCAGGTCCGGGAGGAGGCCGAGCGGTTCACGATGGCCGAGCACAACTTCCAGAACCGGGCGATGAACAGCGAGCTGGCCAACAACCCGTTCGTGCGGATCTTCGGAACGATGGCGGGCTGGATGACGCGCCGCTCGATCGCCAACTGGCGGTACTACGTCACGCACGGGGCCTACACCGGCCAGCGGATGGGTGGCGCCAACCCACTGACAGCCCTTGGCGCGCACGGCCTGGAGACCCTGACGAGGGCGGCCAAGACCGGCTTCTACATGGTGATGATGCAGCAGATCGGCCAGTCGCTGCCGAAGCTGTTCGGCTCGGAAGGCGTCGACCCGACCCGCTCGATCGGTGCCAGCGTGGAGTCGATCCCGCTCGTCGGCAAGGACATCAGCTACGAGCTCCGCAAGCTGTTCGCCAGGGTCGGCATCGACCAGGACGTCAGCACGCCCGGCATGCCGCAGGCAGCGTGGCGCCAGGACTGGGGCCAGCGGATCCGCGAAGCCGAGTGGCTGCCGACGGTGTTGAAGAACGTGCTGACCGACGAGCGCGGCCACTTCCAGCTCGGCACCTTCGAGGGCGGCATCCCGCTCGACATCTTCTTCGGCAACTGGACGCCCTACAGCTACGAGACATTCAAGGACGCCTTCGACTGGATGTCGCAGGCGTGGTCCGAGAACTCGAAGGCAGCCGAGTCGGCGCGCGGCCGGTTCGTCATGTCGATCCTGGGCGGTAGCTGGCAGCGGGCGCTCAGCAACCTGTTCGCTGATCCGGACCCGGACGACCCGACCCGCGTCCTCAAGCGAGACCCGTTCACCGGCGTGGTGCTGGAGCACGCGAAGAGCATGGGTGCCGGCGGCCCGATGGCGGCCATCTCCCGCTACATCTTCTCGTGGTTCGGCCCCAGCATCGAGAGCGGCTACCAGTGGCAGAACCGGTCAGTCGCCGACGCCAAGCGCGTCGAGTTCGAGAAGGGCCAGCGCGGCTCCGCTGCGTGGAACGCGACCCAGGCGCTGATGGAGTACCTGAAGTACCCGGGCACTGAGCGCAGCCAGGAGGCCATGCAGCGCGCCAGCTCCACCTTGCAGGACTACGTCAAGGAGACCGGCCGGCACTGGAGCGGCGGGCAGGTCAAGGCGCAGTTCAAGGAGTGGTACGACGCGGCCAAGGCCAACCTCTCCCTGTCGTCGTCAGAGCGTGACGTGCTGCACGCCGACACCGGCACCGAGAAGATCGGCCACCTGATCGAGGTCTTGGACAACCCCACGGTGCAGATCTCCGAGAAGCAGTTCGGCCGCATCCTGGAGAACATGAACCTCAAGCAGGCGGCGATGGGCGCCGACGCCAAGACGCTGCAGCGGTTCGCGGAGAGCTACAAAGCCGCCAAGGAGCGCTGGGCGGCGCAGGCTAGCCGGTCGGTGCCGTCGGGGCAGGGGCGCTGACCACGGTGCCGCCCAACTGCGGCGGCGCGAACCAGTCGGCCGGGAAGTTGCCCAGCAGGTCGTGGCTGTTGAAGCCCGAGCGGTAGACGTTCAGCAGGTAGTCGAAGTAGTCCCTCGCCTTGGACACCTCGCCGACGCCGCTCTCCATCACGACGGTGAGAGACAGCGGCATCCACGCCGTGCGGAACCAGCCAGTGCGGTGCCCGCTGACGCCCTCGACCAGACCGCCGGGCTGCATCTCCATCCAGTTGGCGAAGGTGCCGTCGTCGTTCTTGCCGATCATCTCCCACTCCAGGGGAGTCGGCGGGATGCTCTGGTAGCCGTAGCTGACGACGAAGCTGGCCATGTCCGCAGCGAGCTTCTTGCTCGGCTCGTGGTTGAGCAGCTTGCCGACCTGCCAGATGCCGAAGGCGCCGACCGCGATCTGGTAGACGAAGACCCGGCTGTCATACCCTCGCAGCTCGAAGTTCTTGGGGAACACCGCGCCGTCCCAGATCCCGTTGCGGTCCACGCTGGCTTGGTAGATCGCCACGCGCTCGGTCCAGCGCTCGGCCACCTGCAGCCGCAGCGGGTCGCTCTTCGGCAGCAGGTGGAGCAGGTGCGCCACCTGCATGCCGCGCCAGCCGCGAGCGCGCGTCGCCCACGGATCGCTGGTGGACTTCTTCGGGTCCGAGGTCTCCTCCCACAGGTAGTTGCGGGCGCTGTGCCGCAGCTCCTCCAGCAGCGCCTCGTCGCCCGACAGCTCGTAGCCGGCGGCCGTGTCGTGGATCAGGACGTGCTCGTTGTCCGGCCCGAACCAGCCCTGCACGTCGCCGTTGATGTCGATCGCCCTGGGCTTGCCCAGCAGCAGCCAGCTCGGCGAGGCGATCTGGTTGCCGTTGGCGTCCAGGCTCTCCCACAGCGGCCGGCCCTGCCACATGAGGACCTGTGGACGCTGCTCGGGCAGCATCATCGAGCCGTCAGCGTTCAGGTAGTGGCACGGCTGGCGACCGTGCCCGAGGCCGCTCAGGATGCGCGGAACCTCGCCGCCGAGGCCGCCAGGGTAGAGGCTCTCCTTGCCCTGCTCGCAGCCCTGCTCTTCCTCGTCGCCCGTGCTCGTGGTGTTCTTGGCCGGGCCGATCGGCGGCAGGTCGTAGCCCTCCAGGTTGGTCCACATGCGGTCGGTCATCACCTTGGTCCACAGCGCCGGGTCGAACCGCGCCTGATCGTAGAGCCCGCAGATGCCGACCTTCCGGAGCCCGTGGCCCTTGATGACAAGGCGTGATGCCATGTCCGCGGAGTAGTAGGGGATGCTCTGCGACCCCCAGTCGCCGAACGCCACGGCGGCCGGCGTCCGGCGGACCTGCCCGTCGCCGATGTAGCCCTTTTCACCGAAGCGGGACACGCCAAACTGCACCTGATGCTGCCCCATCGTCAGCTTGACGTTGGAGAAGTCGGCCGTCAGGTCCGGAATGTTCGGGTTGCTGCAGTAGACGCTCCAGGTCCCCGCCGCCCACTGCTGGCCGGGGTAGTAGCGCAGGATCAGCTCGCCCACCAGCATCCACGCGAAGCGGCCCTTGAACGTGGCCACCCAGCAGCCGTTGTCCGGCTCGAAGCTCATCAGCGGCAGCGTCACGCCGTTCGCAGTCGGCACGCCGAAGAACGTCAGGATGTCCTTCGGCAGCGGCGCGTCCTGCCACAGGTTGGCGATGAAGTCCTGGTCCGTGTCGAAGGCCACCGACTGCTGCGGCACCAGCTTGCACTCCAGGTGCAGGATGCGGCTGTTGTCGGAGACGAGGCGGCCCAGCGACCAGCGGCGGCCCTCCCGCGTGACCCCTCGACTGTGCTTCGGGCACAGCGCCGGGTCGATCACCGTGCGGTGGAAGCCGGTGAAGACCTCGTTGTTCGAGGCGAACTCGGCGGAGTCGTTGTTCTTGATGGTGAAGATCACTGCTTGGGCTCCCATTCCTTGCGCAGGTAGTCGGCCGTCTTGGCGGCCTGTTCCTTGGTCATGTCATCCACTGCCACCACCTTCTTGAACAGGTGCTTGGTCACCAGTTCGAGATCCTGGGGCGTGGCGTCCTTCTGGTCGATCAGCGCCCGCAGCGCTCCGAGCGCCATCTCGGTCGCGTCCTCGTCGGTCGGCATCGGGTCCTTGTTCAGGGACTCGAACTGCTCCTTCTGGCCAGCGTCCCAGTAGGCCGGGTGCATCCGCTGGACGGGCTGCGGCGCAGCCTGAATCACGGTCGGCGCGGCCGGCATTTCCTCGTCGTCCTCGTCCGCGGCCACGATGCGGGCCACCGGCGACAGCGGGATCAGCCCGCTCCGCGCCAGCGCCTTCAGCACCTTGACGACGCACATCCGGTGGTAGTGCTCGCGCCACGCCGGCGTCTCACCCTGGCCCATCTTGCGCCGCTTCTCGATCTCCTTGATCGAGAGGAAGGCCGCGACGTAGCGCTCCTGACCCTTGAGCTTGGCGTGCGCGTACGCACCCACGATCTGGTCGTCTGTGAAGTCGTCGCGGTTGAGCCAGTCTGGCTCGTGGTTCACAGCGCCGTTCGGCAGCCGCATCGGCGAGCGCACTTCAGGTTGGAAGATCAAGTCGGCGTCGAGGAAGTCGAGCCGGCCGCTCTGGTGCATCAGGTGCAGCCAGCCGCGAACCATCACCTGCCCCTGCACGCTGGGGTTCTTGCCCGCGTACGGAATCAGCGCGAAATGCTCGTCCGCCGGGTTGAGCGAGAGGCCCAGCCGGGCGCACTTCACCACCGACAGCAGCGCGGAGTCGGGCGCGTTGGCGATGCCTTCCTTCAGCTTCGGGTTCGCCAGCAGAGCCGACCGGAGCGCCACCTCGAACGCCGGCCAGCCCTTCTCGCCCTCGGGCATCAGGGCGCAGACCTGAACCTGCACTCGGTCGTGCGCCCAGCGGGCCAGCTCGAAGCCACCGGTCTTGGCGGGTAGGTTGCTCATCGTGCACGGCTCCAGGCCCACTGCGTGCGGTGGGCGATCTCGGCCGTCGCCACGATGTCGTCGTGGCAGTGCTTCGCAAGGGCCGGCAGCGGGATCTTCAGCACGTCCGCGCCGGTCACCTCCTTGGCCGGGAACCCGAACGCCTGCTGCCACTCATCCAGGTGGCCCTCGCCGCCGATGGCCAGGATCTCCTTCAGGTCGATCACGCGGTCCCAGGCGCGCGGCAGCGGGATCACCCCGGAGCTCGGCTGCAGGGCGTCCCGGTGGACGCCGACGCGGCCGATCAGGAACGGGATGTCGAAGCCTCGGATGTTCCAGCCCACGAAGCCGGTCGGCCGCTCGTTCTCCATCCGCCGCAAGAAGTTGTTGAGCACAGTGGCTTCCGCCGTCAGGCTCTCCTCCGAGGCGCACAGAACCACGGGCTCCGCGTCCGGCTCCAGGTCCTGGAAGCCGATGCAGACCACGATGCCCGCGTGCCCACGCAGGGCCATCTGGTCGCGCTGCTTGGTCACCTCCCGCAGCCGCCACTCCTCGATCTTCCTCTCGTCCTTGTAGTTGCCGGGCGGCTCCAGGTTCTCCGCCACTCCCGCCCAGTAGTCCGCGTCCGCCTGGATCACGGGGTTCGGCCGGGTCTCGATGTCCAGTACGTAGTAGCTCATCTGCCTCCTTGAATCGGTGGCCGGACTCTGCCAGAATCCGACACCCATGTCAAGCAAAGACAAGCAGCAGGACTTCTCGAAGCTCCACCTCCGCATCCGTCACGTACGAAAGAAGCTGGGGCTGACCTACATCGGGCTCGCGCGCAAGATGCACGTCCGCCCGCGCACCTGTTACCGGTGGACGGCTGGCGACACCGTCCCCACCAACAACCAGTTGGTGCGTCTCGCCCGCTGGGCTGATGTCGACCCGCTCTGGATGTTGATGGGGCCGAAGCCGGCCTCTGAGCGCGGGAAACGGCAAACGGCGTGATGCCGGCGGTCGGCGACAATGGCCGACCGTCGCGCAGCACTTCGCTGCTCGACTCTTCAACACGAGTAGGTTCCACCTCATGTCAGAGCAAGACAATGTGGCGCAACAGGATGCGCCCGTCAACCGTCCCGCGATCGACCATCGGAAGATCGCCGGCATCATCGCCGCCAGTGGCCTCGGCGGCCCCACCAATCAGGTCATCACCCAGCTCTTGGGTGAGTTCGGCTACGTCCCTCCCGGCACCGTTCCGGGGTACGCCGAGGTCGCTCCTCCCCAGACCGGCGAGGTCTGGATCGACACTGTGGAGATGACCACCGCTGCCCGTCGCAACGCCTACATGGCGGCGAGCAAGCTGATCGAGATCCGCAGTCCGAACGAGGCCGTTTACGTCACGAACGGCGAGGCGGTCGCCGGCATCTGGATGGCGCAGTACCGCGGTCGCTACTGCAAGTACGCCGACAGCATGGCGGCGGCGAAGACCAAGCTCGTGAGCGGCAATCCGCTCCACGGCGTCGTCTTCTACCGGGCCTGATCTGAGTCCGGGGCCTGTGGGCGACTGCAGGCTCCACATTCAAGGAGAACGTGACATGACAACTGCTTTCATTCCACCTGTACTGGCAGACCGCGACCTGTTCGCAGAGCGCGTTGCCAGGATCATCCGGGACGCTGCGGCCCAAGGTCTCTGTGGCACCGGACAGGCCGTCGCCAAGAAGCTGATCGGCGCTCTGACGTCCGGGGCGGTCGGCAGCACCGTAGAGTTCAAGACCGGCGAGGTCTGGCTGCGCACCTACGGCATGGACGCCAAGCGCCGCAACACGGCCTGGATCGCCCGCTGGCTCGTCCTGATCGACGACGCCGAATACCCGATCGGTCACTACCTGCGGGACATGGCGGACGCCGCCGCCGACGTCTTCGACGAGGCTTCACGCGCCTCTGGTCTGTGGTGCAAGTACGCCGACTCCGAGGCGGAAGCGCTCCAGAAGCTGGTGAGCGCCGATCCGTTGGCCGGCGTCCAGATTCCATCCCGAGCATGACACCCGCTGGCCCTACGGGGCCAGCACTTCACGAGGACTGATATGGCAGACATGGTAGAGACAGGCGCTGTCACCGGCGAGGCTGCGTGGCACCGCAAGTCGGTTGTGATCCCCAGAGGGGATGCGGCAACCCAGAACGTGCGCCAGTACATGGCGATCGGTGGGATGGATTGGACCGCTCTGGAGCGCCCGCTCTACACCACCCGACCTGCGGAAGATCCTGCTGGGGAGGATCTGGTGATCGAAGCATCCGAGCACAAGGCTCTGGTCCGCGACTTCGACGGCAAGGTGCTCTCCGTGATGAGCGAGGACTACGCGATGGGGCGCCACGGGGAGATCTTCGATCTGCTCCAGCCGCTCCTGGATCAAGGGGTCCTGTCCGAGCTGGTCAGCATCGGCTCACTCCGAGGTGGCAAGACGTTCTACCTCCAGGCCCGCTATGGAGCGCCTGCGGAAGTGGCTCCGGGTGACGTGATCGAGCCGTTCCTGACACTGGCTGGCAGCTACGATGGCACTCTGAGCCAGCGGATCATGGACGGCAAGATCCGGGTGGTCTGCATGAACACCCTCCGGGCTGCAGGAGCCTGGAAGTACCTGATTGTCGACGGCGACACCAAGACCGAGGACGGTTGGTCGATCCCGCACCGTGGGGATCTGATGGCCAAGGTGGCCGCAGCGGTCGCCGAGATCGCGATGCTCCGAGAGCAGTTCGGTCTGTCGGTGCGGTTCTTCCGCCGGCTCTCCACGATGCCGATGACCGAGCCGGTGCTCCGAGGGATCGCTGAGGTTCTGTTCGGTGACGAGCAGGACAAGCTCCGAAGGCAGTTGGCCAAGCTGCGTCAGGCCCAGGAGATGGCTCCCCAGAAGGTGCGGCCCGAGACCGAGGCGCTGATCGCTCAGATCGAGGCCGAGCTCCAGAAGCCCAATCAGGCGGTGGAAGGCGTGGTCGCGAGCTTCCACAACGGTCCTGGTCACAAGATGGCAGGCGAGACTGCCTGGGGCGGTTTGAACGCGATCACTCACTACATCGACCATGGCAAGCGGGGCAACGCCGACTCCCGCCTGCACTCCGCGTGGTTTGGCGAGGGAGCCAACCAGCGCAAGAAGGCGATGGCCCTGTTCGGCGAGATGGCAGGAGCACTCTGATGACGACGCTACGTGACAAGATCGAGCAGGACATCCGCGTCCTGGGTGAGGGACTCACCAACGCGATCCACAAGATCGCCGAACTCCGGGACCGCATCGCGGTCCTGGAGAAGCGGTCGCAGGACGCGACCTTCGAGGACGAGCTGGCCGCTCCGGTTCCGGTGCGGAAGCTGGTCCAGTTGAATGGCCATCCGGTTGGGGAGCCCTTGAACCCCGAGGAGTTCAAACAGATCCCCAACGCCACGACGAGCAACAGCAAGGCCAAGAAGGAGAGTGATCGCCTCGCCGTTCTGGGGTTGTGGCAGAGCCTGTCCAAGCAGATCCCGGACGAGGAGCACTTCGACCGGGTGCTGCGGATCCAGCAGATTGGAGCCTACGGATCCATCACCAGGGTCCGCGATCTGGTGCAGCGGTCCGGCATCGTGCTCAAGAACAAGTCGCCGGCCGTCATCAACGACGAGGTGAAGGTGAAGGTGCACGACACCTACAAGAAGCTGGCTGCTCAGTTCCCCAACGAGACGCTCGGCGAGCTCGGCTCTCGGATCGCAGCGTCCAAGCTGGTGTCCCGGACGGCGGCGACCAAGATCCTGGCGGAGTTCGGCGTCACGACCGCGAGCCACAAGGCTCGGAAGTGACGCACGAACAGATAGTGCGGCGGCGGATCGTGGCCGCTTTGGTGTCCCTCGTGGCCGGTGCGCTGACTCTCCTGGGCGTAGCGGTCGCGAGGGGCCTCGTGTGAGAAGGGACTCAGCACCTTAGTTGCTGAGCGCATCTGGGACCGCGGCGAAACAGCGGTCCCGAGGTTACCAAATGGACATCAAGACGAAGAACGCACTCAGAGTGGCAGCGGCTGACCAGATGGTGCTGATGCACCGGCGCTTGGTCGAGACCGTCCGGATGCTCTACCCGACCGGCACCAAGCTGATGATCGAGGCGGGCCTCATGCCCAAGGAAGCCGGGATCCACGCGATCGAGGTAGACGGCCGGCAGATGCGGATGCTGGTCCAGCAACTGCTCCACGCGGAGCGCGAAGGGTGTCTGGCCGTCATCCTGATGGCCTGGATGTTCACCGCAAGTGTCGATTCAACCCAGAGTCTGGGGCCTCCGGAAGAGGACCCGGATCAGAACCCGAGGAGTAACTGACAGACTGGCCGAGAAACGGCGCGGCGGCTGAGGCCGGCGGTTTGGCACGATGCGACCGCCGCAGCGCATCTGCTGCGGCATCTACCACGAGGTTCCACATGACTCTCTCTGTCAGAACGCAAGTCGGCGATCCCTACGGGGACGCGATCCGTCAGTTCGTGATCCGCACCTTCCCTCAGATCACCACCAAGCAGCCCGAGGAGCTGATCGACGCTCTGACGGAGGCGATCGTCGCCACTGGGTCGGTGCGGTTCGGTCCTCGCCCTGGCCCGGAGGATCTGGTGGCGATCCGTGACATCATCCGGGATGTCGTCTCTCGCAATGGAACGATCCCGTTCCAGGTCCCGTGGGGCTCAGAGAAGCCCGATGGCAGCAGCATCGACCTTGCGGAGGTCGCAGCGCTCAAGACGATGGCAGCCACCAACGAGCGCATCGAGAAGCTCTACGCTCCGGGTGCCGAGTTCGTGGTGCATCTGGAGGATGCGAGCGCACCGTTCCTGTTCCACTGGAAGGCTGAGCAAGCGGCTGCTGAGGCTGCTCAGTACGTCGGCGACTTCACCAAGCTGGTGCGGCTGCTCCAGATCCCTCGGATCGTGCTGCGGCCCGAGAGCTCGCAGACCACCATCGGGCAGTTCACCTACCAAGCGGCGGCAATCTTGGACGCGGTGGAAGGCATGATCCGAGGCCCCGGCGATCTGAGTGGCCTGCCCAAGACCTGGGTGCAGCCGACGCCACACGCCATCGAGAACATCCTGCAGCGTCAGGAGAAGCTCTACCCCGAGATGACGCTCGACCAGCACATCGACATGACTGCCCGCTACTTCGCCTCAGCCTGGGCTCGCCGCGCTCTGAATCTGCGCAACCCCACGGGTCGGATCGGCTTCTCGTTCACCGAGCCCAACGGGCAGGGCGGCGCTCGGATCCACATGCGGACCCTTCCGAGCTCGATGACCCAGAACCACATCGCCCCGTGGCGGGCCAAGGGCTACTTCAAGATGTCGGAAGCCGACGGTCTGGCGAAGCCCAAGCTGGCCTCGTGGCGAGACCCGCTCCCGCTCAACAAGTGCAGCATGACACTGACCGACGGCACCGTCAGTGTGCAGGTGCAGACCGACTACGTGGTGCCGACGTGACGCTGGCTTTCACCCATCTCCCCGTTCTGCTGTTCCACACGGAGGTTTCCATGGACATCGGTACTGACGAAGAGTTCTACAGCTACGAGTACGAGGTTGCGACCGAGACCGAGCCCGCTCTGGGCCACGGCGATCCTGAGATCTGGGTCGGCGCTGCCACCCGCCGGATGTCGCCGCTCGTCCCGGTCGTCTGCAAGAACAGGCTGACCATCAAGAGCCGCGCCGCCAACTGGGAGTGGTGGATCGTGGCTGGCGTCGGCTCGCTCTGGTTGGTGGCGATGGTCTGGGGCTTCTTGGCGATGCGCTGGGGGCTCCGGTGAGGCGGTTGCTCAAGCGCAAGTTCACCCAGCTTGTCGGGGAGGAGATCCCCGGCAAGCCGGGGTGGTACCGGATGGCACCCGGTGCGTGCTACATCATGTCGATGGTCGTCGCCGCGTGCTTCGGATGGGCCTGCGCCAACGGATGGTTCGTCGCGGCGGCCATCAACGCGGCGGTCGTGCTGTTCGACTTCCACTCCACGATGAGCTGGCTTCAGAAGCGCGACCATCAGACGTTCCTGCACGGAGCGAACCAAGCGTTCAACTTCATGAAACACAAGGATCTGCAAGACAACAACGAGGTTCCACGATGAGACTGACAGAAGCAATCATGTCCGAGATCGAGCTCAACCGTCCGAACAGCTACGTGATCCGGAAGGGTCCGATCGTGCTGGCCGCGTGGTCTGAGCCCAACGAGCCGCCGGCTTCCCGGTGGAAGGCCCAGGTGCTGGCCCGCACCACGGTTGGTACGGATGGCAGGCCGTGTCTGTGGTGGGCGCCTCAGATCGCCGAGCGCACCAAGACGGCTGCGGTGGCGGCTGCTGTTGCTGCTGAGGGAGGTGACTCGTGAGATACCGCCTCGCTGGTCAGATCGACAGCACGGACCACTTCGCAGACGCGGTGGACTGGGCGATCGGCACCTTCGCGGGCTACGATCCGACGCCGTCCACGGTGACGCTGAGGTTCGGATGCGAGACCTACGCGCTTCAGGAGTGGCGGCGCCCTGGTTTCGCGTTGCAGACGGTGGCCAACCACATCGACACTCCGGAGGGCCAACGGTTCTACGTGGCGATCATCGAGGGGCTGCTCGACATCGCCGAGAAGATCTACCCGGAGCTGCCGCCTCGGAAGCCGGCTCTGAAGCCGGCCGTCAAGAGGTTGGCGAAGCGGCGCGCTCAGAAGCGGAGGAGCTCATGACACCGATCGACCTGTTGAAGAACGTCTTCGTTGCGCTCCCGACCGAGAACTGGCGCAAGCTGCTCTTCCACTACCGGGAGGGCACTCGGATCCTCTGTGGCAAGTACGCCGGCCGGTTCACCGCCAAAGGGGCTGGTTGACCGGCGTGGCTCGCTGCGCACCGGTCGGTGCCCACGCTCCAGTACGACATCCAGGACGACAACGATGCGAACGCCGTTCTGAGTCTCCTCTGCAAGGCCGATTGGGCCATGCGCGCCAACTCTGGCGATCTCGACGTCCCGAACTACCTGACTGCCCTTGCCAGTTGCGAGCTGCGCGACGTCCGGGAGGCGATCCGCCGCGCTCAGGAGATGCGGCGGTCGGCTCGCCGCGCTCAGAGGAGGAAGTGACCATGGATCCGAACGCCAACCTCGCCGAGATCGCCACGCTCTTGGATACCAAGGGCGCTCTGGATCGAGCCCGCCGCACTGAGCTCTGCCGTGCCCTGCACGGTTGGGTCTCAGGAGGTGGCCTCGAGCCGAACTGGGTGGCCTTCCCGGCCGCCTCCAAGTTCTTCAAGGGCTGGGTCCGCCGTCGCCAGTGGGCGGCAGACTCCAATCGGTGAGCCCAGATCGGTAGCTCCCGCCGTGCTCCCTCAGATGCGTCTTCGCTCTGGCCGAGCACCTGGGGACAGGTAGATTCGCCCGGTTTCTGCCCACTCGGGCATGATGCCCAGTCAGGGAGGAAATACCTGTCCCCACCCCACCCGATTCGGACAACGCGCCTCTGCCACCACCCCTCGCGCGCGCCCCCGCTCAGAGTCCAGAGTGGCCACAGCACACCAGGGCCGGACAGCGCGTCCGCCCCGCCAGTGAGTCCGGTGACGTTGGCTTGATCCGAGGAGCCGCCCAGTCCGTCCAGAGCCGCAGATCGAGCCCTGAGAGGTTGAGCAGAGAGCGGCGCGCATGCAGGATAGTGCATGCTGCAGTCTGGAGAGACCGCGCTCGCCCTGATCCGCGCGTCCGCCCAACGATCGTCCCTGGGTCAGAGCCGGGCCGCTCCGGAAGGGTGGAATCGGCCATGCTTTACGTACTGCACCTTATCGGAAGTCGCCGAGAAACGGCAAACGGGGCGAGGACGCCGATCGGCGATGATGCTGGCCGTCGCCGACCGACTTCCGGCCGGCTCTACTCACGAAGGTTCCACAATGGTCAAGATCCCCGACAGCATCCTGCGCAAGATCGCCGACAAGGCGAAGGCCCCCGTCGCCCCCGTCTCCCCCGTCTCCGTGGCGAAGGCCGCCATGCGCCCCTTGGTGGTCAAGGCTAACGCCGATTCCACCCCCGCTACCGTCGCCAACGCCCTCCGGAAGGCCGCCGCTCCCGCCGCCGCTCCCGTCGTTTTCGTCGCCTTCGAGACCTTCAACTACAAGGGCGACGACATCGACAAGTGGCACCTGATCGGGAACGGCATCCTGCCGACCGATCTGCGCCAGAAGGCGTACGCCGGTCTCGGGTTCGACAAGTTCCGCAAGAGCTACAAGTCCAGCGATGCTCCCATGATCGACCGGGCCATCGCCGCTCTTGAGGCCGCCGGAGTCGAGGTGCGCGGCGCGGACGCCCCCTTGACGGTCGAGGACGCGACGGCCGCCGCTCGCGCCCTGCCGCAGATCCCGGTCCCCGAGGACGTCAAGGCCGCCCGGGACGCCCGGAAGGCCGCCAATCCTCGGTCGGGTCGGTCGGCGCCGGCAGCCGCCGCCCCGTCGATCGTCACCCTCGAGGACGGTCGGCGCGCCGTGATCGTGGACGGCCGGGCGCTGATCCTGGCAGACCAGGGGGAGGAGGCCCGGTAGCGGGTCTCTCTGAGCGTCGGGTCCCCAGAAAAATCGGGACCCGGTCTTCGCGCCACAACGTGGCCCCCAAACCAAACCAATCCTGTCGCTCTATGTCACTCTATCACAGCTTGTTGCCTTTGTTGTCGGTGTCGGGGCCGAAGCAATGCTCGACGATGGCGATGCAGTCGAGAATGGCGAGCTGGTAGGTGTCGAGGTGCTCGGGCTGCTTGAGCTTCTCGATGTTGCCGAAGCCCTTCTGGGCGTTGCTGCCGAGGCTGTGCAGGCAGGTGGTGATGCGGCGCAGCATCAGCTTGTCCTTCTTGGTCACGGCTCCCCCGAAATGCTCAAGCGCTCTGGCGCTCGGATCTCCGCTTCCCCGCCGTTCGTGCCTTGCGGCCGATGTAGGGAGACCAGCCCGAGACCAGAGCGCTCGATGGGTGAAGGTGTAGCAGCAGGCGCTGGCTTCGTCAACTTCGCCGGCGGGGTGGGCACGGGCAGCTCCTTGTCGGGGTTGGAGTGGTTCTCGTAGCGGACCTCGATGCCGGGGTTGTCGCTGGCCTTGGGCATGTGCCAGCCGTGGCGATCGAAGAAGCCGGTGACGTCGAGGTCTGTCATGGCGTCGGTTCGATGCCACGAGCCGCCGAGCTCCTTGCACAGGAAGTGGGTGGCGCCGCAGTCGGGGCAGTAGAGGTAGGCGCGGTTGTTGGCCACGGTCAGACCTTGTGGGTGCCCGAGATCGCCTGCACGAACTTGAAGAGCTCCTCGATCTCATGGACCGTGAGTTCGAGTGTGGGCCTGCCGCCGGGGCACAGGTCCTCGCCGGAGGCCGGTCGCAGCCGCAGCTCCACGCCGTCGATCTGGCCGGGGATGCCGTCGTGGCTGGTGCCGCAGGACGCCTTCAAGCTCAGCCTGCGCTGGCCGCGGTCGCCGCTCTCGATCTTGGTGGTGTAGACCCGCCAGCTATCCGTCTTGATGTCCATCGGTCACCCCGTGCCCTTCGTCGCACCGGCGGAGCAAGAGCCGGTTGGCACCTGCTTCTCGTCGAGCTTGTGGTCCCCACACCAGTCAGTAGGGTAGACGACGGGGTAGCCGCTCATGGTGGGAGCGTGGCGGCGGCAGCGGCCGAGCACGCCCTTAGGGACGAACCACATGCAGGTGAGGCAGCGCATGCCGCTGCTACGGTGGATCCAGTTGTCAGGCTCGGTCATGGGTCACTCCTTGGGTTCTGAGTCGTCGAGGAAGAGTTGGTCGTCCACGCAGCCGACGGCGTGCTCGAAGCACTTGATGCAGATCGTGCCGGGCACGAGCCGGTGCGGCGGCTCCATGAAGACCACCCCGCAGGCGGCGCAGCGCTGGAGCAGCGGCATGCCCGGCGCCGGACGACGCGGCGGGTCAGGCTCTTGGATCAGATCGGAGAGCGGCACGGTGGAGGTCCAGGTGTTCTTGGTGGTCGAGGTCGACGACGAGGATCGGGGTGGTGGCCAGCTCGCGGTGCTTGTCGAAGTGACGGACCAGGACAGCCCTGGCGTTCAGTTGCTCCACCATCGCCGGCAAGTAGTACTTCTTCAGGATCTCGTTCAGCGTCGCCGGTGCAGCCACCAGCTTCGGGGCTGCAGGCAGAGGCAGCCAGCGGATGGACGAGGCGACGGCGGCGCCGAGCAGGGAGCTGAGGAAGGAGCGGCGGTTCACGCTGGCTTCTCCTGTCGCTCGAGGAAGGCGCGCATCTCGATGCAAGCGTTGGCTTCTTCGTGTCCGCAGACATCGCTGTGAATCCGCTCCTGTCCGCGCTTGACGAAGTAGATGGCTTCGCGCAACTCCGCGCGCAGGCGGTCGATGGTCGAGTTGGCGATGCCCAACTTGTGCACGAGCACCTGTCGCACGCCTTCGCTCTGCGCCAATCTCTCGCGCACCAGCTCCGGCGTGAGGTCGGTCATGGCTTGTTCTCCACGATGATCTGCTCTGCGACCCATTGCCGCATGAGGCGCCAGCGTTCCTCCGGCGTCGCGTTCCAGTTCCACTCGTCGTTGACGTGCTCGATCTCGGCCACCAACACCCGCGACACGTCGAGCGCAGCGCCGACCTGCTCATGGGCTGTCGGGTCCAGGTCGTCCATGACGAGGCCGCGAGCGCGCCCGACGCAACCGAGTGCACAGACTTCGCCGGTCGGTGTCACGAACTCCTTGGCGACCAGCCGTTTGTTCGGCATCGCATCGAGCGCGACGGCAAGGTCACGCAGAAGCCGCTGACCGCGCTTGCCGCGAATCGCGCTGGCTACCATTCCTCGCCAGTGGCCAAGTTCCAAAGGGGTGAGGTCATCACCGTAGTTGCTGCGGCTCACGTCGCCTCCTTTGCCTGCGGCACGTCGGTGGCGCCGCTGCGCGCCTCGGTGATTGCGTTGCGCATGGCGAACAGCAGGTCCTCGTTGGACTTGCCCATGGGTCCGAAGCCGGTGTCGATTGCCTGCACGTAGAGCGCAGTCGCCGCCGCTTCCGCCTCAGCTTTCTCCGCCCGCTGCTCCGCGGCGGTGATGAGCGCGACGGCTTCGTCGAGCGCGGCGAGGAACTTGTGCCCATGCACCCCGACCTCATTGTGGGCTCGTAGCACGCGCTCCCGCCACGCCTTCGCCGCGTCGCTCGGCGGCGCTGTGAGGGGCGCAGGCCCGGCCAGCGTCTCGATCGCTTCGCGGATCACCGCGCCGGTGTAGCCGCAGCCCGCGTTGCCGTGCGTGATGGCGACGCTGAGGATCAGCACCGCGTCGGCTCGCGTCATCGGCCGCTGCGTGTAGACTGGTTCCATGCTCAAGAAGCTCCTAGTCCTCGCGATGTTTGTCGTAGCCGTTGTCGCGGGCTGCAGCACGCCGCTTCCAGTCTCCGAGCAGCAACAGCTTGTCAACGGGCTGGTCGCCCTGCAGATGCTTGCCCCGCTTCTGACGCAGGGGCACCCCCACTTCGAGGCCCGGCTTCCGCTCTACGAGGCGGTCCTGGTCCAGCTCGCCCAGGGCGCCATCACCGACGCCGCGGCCCGCGCCCAGCTCTTCAAGATCTTCAGCGGCCCGGCGCCCCCGGCGCCCACGAAGTAGCACCGGCGGGTGGTTCCACTGGGCGCGCAGCGCGTTGCCGTAGAAGCCCACCCTAGAAGTCGGGTCCGTCATCGTCGGGGAAGGGGGAGAAGACGACGAAGACGACTCCGGCAACGCAGCCGAGCACGATGAGCCCGGCGACGACCCAGGTGCCGATGTGCTGTTCCATGGTGCTCCAGCATACGGCTGGTCCGGGCGGCGGTAGCCGTTCAAAAGGTCAAGTTCTGTCAGGGCGGGGAACATCAGTTGTGGTCCTGGTGGTTGATGCAGTACTCGGTGCAGTCGAGACATGACACCTCCTTCCAGGTCTTGGTCGTGAACTTCCGGTCGGAGACGGCGTAGCCGCAGGCGACCACGTCCATCACGATCGGCCTGTCGATGGTGGCGCCGTCGACCGGCTCGGACCGCAGGTAGTGGACAGCCCGGTTGACCGCGATCCTGCTGACGCCCTTGCGGCCGGAGCGCTCGTAGCACTGCAGCCGCATCTCGCGGGCCATCTCCTTGCTGAGGTACGGGACGGAGAGATCACTCGCTGGCATCGCTGTCCTCCTCGGCCTTGTAGGCGTAGAGCGTCACGAACAGGCCCTCGATGTAGTTCTGGTAGCAGGTGCGGTGCAGGAACGCAGCGACGGTGCCGAGCGGCTGCGACGGGTTGTGGAAGACCGACTGGTTGCCCGGCTCGCCTTCGCGGAACAGAGCCCACCGCTCGATCACGATGAAATCCTTGCCGACGCACTCTTCGTTGCAGAAGTTGCAGCGGCGCGGAACCTCAGTGTCAACGTCAGCCATGCGGCGCAGTGTAGCGTCTCAGCCGCCCGCCGCTTGTTGCTGTTCCCACGCCGCCAGCCGCCGCAGGAACGACAGCCGCAGGTCGTAGTGCACGTCACAGGTCGTTGGGCTCCAGCCCGCGCGCTGGCGGCGCAAGATGCGCCGTAGTTGTCGTGCCAAGAGCTGGTCCCCCAGCTCGCGACGGATCCGCTTCGCCAACTTCGACCGCATGGTTGTCCCTCCAGGTGAGCTCGATCATCGCGCCGGGCTTGCCGGTCTTCGCGTGGTACTGCTTGCTGCTCTGCTTGGCGACGACGAGGCAGTCGTCGGTCCACCAGCCAGCGTCTGTCATGGCGTCCATCACCGCCTTCTCCAGGTTGTCGAGGTCGGGGCGGACGGGATGCTCCAGCGGGTAGTCGGGGTCCGACTTCCGCATCAGCCGCTTCGGCCGCGGCATGAAGAAGGCGATCTTCAGGCCGACCGGGGTGGCGATGGCGTGCTCGGGCCGGTGCGGGTGGCCGTCGACCTGCACCGCCTGCTTCCAGGCGTCGGCGCTGTCGGGGGTGTACTGGCGCAGCACCGGCCGCCCGGTCGAATCCACGATCGGCTTGCCGTGCCGGTCCATCAGCGCTGTCGTCTGATGTCGAGGCTGGGCCTTGGGTTCCCCCTGCACGAAGAACCGGACAATGTGCTCCCAGGCGCCGACGGCGATCTCGCTGCGTGGAGCGGTCATCGGTGTCACAGGGTGACGACCTGGGGGCCGGCGCGCAAGGGGTCCTTGCAAAATCCGTAGCTGGCGCTACCTTGCCGCCGTCAAGATCCGTCTCCGGCCGCTGCGTGGAACCGGATGCCGGTGGCGGGTCTCGACATCCAGTCCTCCCAATCGGAGCTCCTGCGACCGCCCGAACCCCAGCCGGCCTGACCGCCTGCTGGGGTTTTTTCTTGACACCCGTCGGGTGTCGTCAGTACGTACGGTACCGCTCATCTGGTTCTGGTACAGTACAAGAACCTCCTCACTCACTCACTCACTCTTGAAGTCCTCTGGGACTGGAAGCGGAGAGGGAGCAATGGTACCTGTGGATCAAGTCGTACTCAGAGACCTCGGCGTCCTCACGCTGGATCGGCCGCGACGGATCGAGCTGGCCGCCGCGCTCGACGCCCTCAAGATCACGGCCGAGGACCTCAGCATGCTGCGGGACTACATCCGCGACATGGCCGACGACCCGCGCCGGGCGCAGCGGATGTTCGCGGCCCTGGTGATCGAGCCCGAGCGGTTGGTCTGGCGGCTGGAGGACGTGCGGGACTACCGCAAGGCCAACCCGCCGCCGGCCGATAGGGTGGCGCCGCTGCCTGCACCCGGCACGGCCGACCGGCAGAAGGGCATCGCCTCGATGCGGGCCTTCGATGCCGCCTACGACGAGGCGGCCAAGAAGGGCGGCGTGACGCCGCGTGACCCAGCCAAGGACCCCTTCCCCTGGGAGCGCGGGTCCTCGTAGCGCCACTCCACTTGGTGGCCGACGACGCGGCGCATCGACGGGAAGTTGGCGATCATCGCGGGCACGCCGGCGCGGGCGCAGATGTCGAGCAGCCGCTGGCCGCCGATCGTCACGCAGACGGCGAGCACGAGGTCGGGCCGGAACTGGGTGACAGAGTTGAGCAGGGCCTCCTCGTAGAGGTCCTTGCCACGTCCCCGGACGAACCCGAAGCGGACCAGCGGCACGTTGTGGTCCTTGGCCCAGTTGACGGCGCCCATCACGCCGACGACCCGCTCGATGATCGCGATCGACTCGACCTTCGACATGCTGTCGAACTTCGACAGCGCGGCCCGCAGGTGGTGCGCGATGAAGGTCTTCCGGCTCGGTGCGACGAGGATTCTCATGCGGCGATGAACGGCGGGATCTGGCCCTGCAGCGAGCCGGTGCGGATCTCGTAGCCACTGGTGGCGTCTGGCTGCGTCGTCCACGCTGGGACGGTGAGGACGTTCTGGGTGTTGCTGGTGATCGTGCGGGTCTGGCCGGCGCCGGTGCCCTTGGTGATGAGCACCTCGGTGGGATTGGGCGTGCTGTTGGCGAACTGGTTCACCGCCCAGTTGGCGACAGCATCGGTCAAGGTCGCGGCACCACCGGCCGTGGCCTGCCCGCGGACCGCTCCCCGCATCTTCTTGCGGTAGGCGCCGGAGACGTGCGGCACGAAGTCGGCCTCGGCCTGGACGCGGCCCGTGATCGACGCGATCGACGCGGTGATGATGAGCCCGGTCGGGACGCTGATGCCGCCCATCGGGAAGCGGAGCTGGCCGTTGGCCGGGATGCCGATGACCTCCGTCGCCCGGATCTTCCGCAGGGCGGTGACCTGCGGGCTGATGAGCAGCGTGCCGGCACCGACGACGGATCCGGCCGCGAACGGGTCCACGAGACCGCCGAGGGTGCCGAACATCGTCGAGGGTCCGTCCGTCGCCAGCGACACGCGGAAGCGCTCGGTGAAGGCGCTGGTGCCACCGGTCACGATCAAGCCCGAGCTGTCGTTGATGCCGCAGTAGAAGTTGAGGGTGACGACCGCAGCCACTGACGCGCTGAGTCGCAGCTCGTTCAGCAGGCAGGCCCCGAGCCAGACGTCCCACTCCGTCAGGGCGCCTGTGCTTTGGGAGTGTCGGATGCCGTTGGGCACCAGGATCAGCAGGCCGGCTGTCGCCGTCAGGCTCACGTCTGCAGCCATCGTTCGCATCGTCGTCCTCTTGGGTTGGCGGTTGCTCGGGATGGTAACCCATGTCCGCCTCTGGCCGGGTGCTGTTGCTGGCGCTACCGTCCCTGCCGCATGAGGCTCATCGGCGCCCGCGACCTGCCAGAGGATTCCCGCGAGATGCTGGTCCTCACCAGGGCCATCCTCGGCGTCGCGACCGACCCCGGCGTCCCGCTGACGACCAAGGCGATGGCCGAGGCCCTGGGGATGACGCCCGACGCGCTCCGAGCGGTGCTCGTGAGCCCGCTCTACCGGACGCTGGTGTTCGAGGAGTTCAAGGTCCGGATCGAGGGCGCCCTCTCCCGCGGCGTGCAGGTCATGGACGACATCGTCTGCGACGAGCGCCGCAAGACCGCTGACCGCATCCAGGCCCACAAGGCCAACGTCGCCACCTACGCCGCCCTGGCTGGCAAGGTCGCGCCCGCCGAGGACGACGATGCGGTCAAGAAGTTCGAGATCATGCTGAAGAAACTGGCTGACGGAACCAAACCCAAGGAGGCGTCTTGAACGCCAAGGCATACGGCAAGCACTTGCTCATCCGCATCCCCAGCAAGAAGAAGACAGAGACTGACGGTGGGATCCAGCTACCTGACAACTTCGGACAGAAGTTCGCCTACGGACGGATCGTCAGCATGGGCGACGACGTCCATGGCCACGGGCTGATGAACGGCGACTGCGTCCTGTTCGACCACCTGGGCGCCCGCAAGCTGGAGCTCGACCCGGTCAAGGACGAGGGGATCTTCGTCGTGCATGAGAGCGGCATCTTCGGGGTGATCCCGGAGACGGAGCTGGTCGAACGCAAGGTGCCGGTCCCGGCGTGATCCCGCTCCGGGAGGAGCTGGAGCGGATCTACACCCGCAAGGAAGCCGAGCTCCTCGACGGCTTCCGGTCCGCCATCGAGACCGCGCCCGTCCCGAAGCGCGGCGCCATGGGCCGGAAGCTGCTGCGAACTCTCTGGCCCGACGAACTAGAGCTCATCAGCAAGACGCACTGGATCCAGACCAAGGAGCCCGGTGTCGTGAAGCTCCTGGTCCCCAACTTCGCCCAGCGGCGGTTCTACAAGGAGGTGATCGAGTTCTGCCGCGCGGAGGGGCTGCCCATCCGCGCGGTTGTCTTGAAGGCCCGCCAGCTCGGCTTCTCGACGTTCATCCAGGCGTGGCAGTACGAGCAGTGCGACCGGGAGTCCCACCGACGTTCCATGACGGTGTCATACGACGATACCTCGACCGAGGAGATGTTCCAGAAGACCTCCTTCATCCGCAAGAACCAGTGGTTCCCCAGGATCGCCGGCCGCGACCGCGCGAACACCCTGGAGTTCTCCGACAATGGCTCGACCTTCTACACCAAGACCGCCGGCAACTTCTCCGCCGGCCGAAGCCTCACGGTCCACAACCTGCACTGCAGCGAACTACCAATGTGGGAGGACGCTACCGAGACTCTCACGGGCCTTCTGCAGGCGGTCCCCGCCCGTCCAGACACCAGCATCTTCTACGAGAGCACTGCCAAGGGTCGACGCGGCGAGTTCTACGATGCGTGGAAGGCTGCTGCCGATGGCCGGTCCAATGCGGTGGCTTTCTTTGCTCCTTGGTTTTGGGATCCAGAGTACGTCCTTCCGTTCCCGTCCAACGACCACCGAAATGCTTTCGGACGATCTCTCGATCTCCTCGAACGACGCCTCGGTGAACGACACAAACTGTCACTCGAACAGCTCCACTGGCGGCGCTACAAGATCCAGAACGATCTGCAGGGATCCGCTCGGAAGTTCCAGCAGGAGTACCCTTCCGAGGCCGAAGAAGCCTTCCTGACCAGTGGCTCGCCAGTCTTCAACCAGGAGCGCATTGCCGAGCTGGAGCACAACGCCACGGCGCCCCTGTTCACCGGCAACATCTTCCTGGGGGTGGCGTGAAGCCCGAGCTGGTTGCTGACCGGGCCGGGAACTTCCAGATCTGGGACTACCCGATCGAGGGCCGCGAGTACGTCTGCGGAATCGACGTCGCCGAGGGCCGCAAGAAGGACCGCACGGCGATGGACAGGAAGCGACAGCACAGCTACGCCGACGGCAGGCCCGACTACTCGTGCTGCGTGGTGATCGAGCGCGACAACGGCATGCACGTCGCAACGTGGCACGGCTACCTGACGCCCGACGAGTTCACGACCTGCTGCGTGGCGGTCGGCCTCTACTACAACACCGCGCTCCTGGTGCCCGAGATCAACGGCCCCGGCATCGTGGTCGTCACCCGGCTGTCGGAGACGTTCCGCTACCCGAACATCTACCGCACGCGGTTGTTCAACGTGATGGGGCGCGACCCCTTCGCGGCGCAGCTCGGCTGGCGCACGGACAACCACACCCGCAAGATGCTGGTCAGCAACGTGCACGACGCGCTGAACACCAGCCTCGCGTTCACGCGCGACAAGCGGCTGCTCAGCGAGCTGCGGACGATGGAGTTCGACGACCAGGGCACGGAGCGCGCCCGCGGCAACGACAAGGACGACTTGGTCATGGCGTACGGCTTGGCGCTGCAGGGTCGCAACGACTCGCTGAGCCAACTGGTGGACGAGAAGAAGACGTCGAGCGGGCGCAGCTACGACGACTTCGTGTGGAACAAGGTGCGCGAAAAGCTGGAGTCTCGTGATGCCCGAAGGAGTGCTGATCGCCGCGTTTTTCTTGGTCGCAGTGGCAGTGTGCTCCCTCGTGGTAGTGGTTAGCGTCCTGCTGCGGCGCTGCAACGACGCCTACCGCAGCACGGTCAAGGACAAGGAGCACGTCATCCAGCTCACCGCGAAGCTCTGCGAGCTGGCGCAGGTCGACTACGTTGCCCAGAACTTGCGGACCTACGGAGTTGGTGGTTACCTTGTGACCGCCAACGAGCGCATCGCCGAGGACGTCTCGGACATCATGCGCTTCCTGGGACTGACAAAAGACGAGGCCATCGAGTACCTGAAGAGCGGAATCCGAAGTGGTATCCAACCCCGAAAGCCGGTCAGCCACCGATCCTCTGAGTCTGATAACGCACCAGACGGGCGGCCCGGTTCGTGAACAGGACCTGTCGGACAACGACATCAACTCGATGATGGAGGCGGTCAGGCCCTACGGGGGCCGCCGCCGCGACAGCTACATGATGGCCCTGCAGCGGGGCTGGTTCGTCGAGATCCTCTACTACGCTGGCATCCAGGCCCTCGACATTCCCGAGGTGCTGGAGAACGTGGACCCGGGGCTGCTGCTGGAGAACGGCAGCTACGTCGCCAACCACATCATGCGGATGGTGTCGGCCAACGTCGCCCGGCTCTCGCAGGCAAAGGCCGACTGGAGCGTGGTCCCGAACACGCCCGACCAGGAGGACCAGAACGGCGCCCAGTACGCCCAGCACCTGCTGGACTACCTCTACGACTACCTCGACATCGAGCGGTTGCGGACCATGCGCAACCTCTGGCTGGAGGTGACAGGGACCTGCTTCACGTACCACAACTGGAGCGATCAGAAGGGCGAGGCGCACAAGGTCTACTTCGACCCGATGACGCAGCAGCCGATGGACGCCAACCAGCTCCAGCCGGACCATCGGACGTTCCTCGACAGCCTGGGCGCCAGCACCGAGATCCAGGACGGAGACTTCGAGTACGAGATCCTGTCGCCGTTCCAGGTGTACTTCCCGCCGAGGTTCACCGAGGTGAAGAAGATGCCGTGGATGCTGATCCGCCGCATCATGTCGCTCGACGAGGTCTGGGACCGGTGGCCCGACGTGGCGCCGGAGATCACGCCGGACGACACCAACATGCTGCTGACCGGCCACTTCTGGGGCCGGCTGCCGACGCTGGCGCACCGCCCCGGTCTCGGTCTGTCAGGCCACTCCGACAACGACGACGCGGTGGTGGTCGATGAGCTCTGGGTGCCGCCGAGCAAGCGCATGCCGGGCGGGCTCACCACCTTCATGGTGAAGCGCCACATGCTGGAGCGCGGGCCGCACAAGCTGGCCGCCGCCGGCCTGACGCGCCGATTCCCTGTCACGGATTGGCGAAACATTCTGGTGCCCGGGCGCTTCCACGGCATGGGCACGGTCGAGCACCTGATCGGCCCGCAGCGGGACTACAACCGCGGCCGGCAGCAGATCATCCAGCAGCGCGACGTGCTGGCGACGCCGCAGTGGCTGGTGCCCAAGGGCTCGCTGGTCAAGAAGATCGTCCGCAACGAGTACGGCGACTGGATCGAGTACAACCCGATTGCCGGCACGCCGACTCTGCAGAACCCGCCGGCGCTCAGCGAGCTCCACATGGCCTCGATCAATCAGGCCAAGGAGGACATGCAGACGATCGCCTCCCAGAGCGAGGCTAGCCTCGGGATGAACCCGACCGGCGTGCGCTCTGGCAACGCGGTGATGATGCTGCAGGAGAAGGACCAGCTCGGCGTCGGCCCCACCGTGAGCGGGCTGGAGCGCAGCACGGAGATCGAGGGCGAGGCGCTGCTCGAACTGGGCTGGAAGTTCATGTCAGTGCCGCGCGCCATCAAGGTCTACGGCCAGTCGCGGCAGTCGGACGTGAAGTACTTCAAGGGCCAGGACATCCGCGGCAACACCAGCGTGCGCGTGCGGGCCGGCTCGATGATGCCGAAGAGCAAGTCGCAGACGTTCGAGCTAGTCAGCAAGCTGATCGAGCTCGGGGCGCTCAACGTCATGGACCCGCGCGAGAAGCGGTTGATCCTGGAGACGCTGGACGTCGGCGGCACCGATCGCCTGTTCTTCCTCGAAGACGCCGCGCGCCGCCGCGCCCGCATCGAGAACATGATGTTCGCGCGCCCCGACCCGCGCCCGGACTTCGCCTTCCCCGACGTCTCGGTCTTCGACGACCATCAGGCCCACTGGGAAGAGCACCTGGAGTTCACCTACACGGACGAGTACGAGCTTCTTCCGCCGCTGCGGAAGCTCGCGTTGCAGGCGCACATGCAGAAGCATGCCGCTGCAGTCGGGCAGGCCATGCAGGCCGCCCAGATGGTCGCAGGGGCAGGCGGCGCCGGCGGCCCGTCGCAGAGCAAGCAGCCGGGGCAGGCCAGTCAACCGCGTGACCGGCAGCCCACACCAGGAAGCGCGGCAGCGAGCAACCTCTGATGACCGACGAACCGAACGAGCCGGCCCCGGCCGAGCCGGACCTCCCCTTCCCCTCGCCGGCGCCGAAGAAGCGTCGAGCCATCCACATCTCGGCGACCGGCGGCGTGGTCGATCCCGCCCCTGAGCCGGGCACCGCCCCGCCACCTGCCGCCACCCCGCCACCGCGGAAGCTGACCGACGAGGACAAGAAGGACCTCGACACCCTGCAGCAGCTCCAGGAGCTGGCCGACAGCCTGACCCCGGAGCAGCGCGAGCGGTTCCTGGGCCTCGGCATGAACGTGCCGCAGGGCGACATGACCAACGCGCTGCTCGGCCGCTTCAAGTTCGGCGTGCGGTGCACCTTCTGCAACCAGATCGCCCTCTACTTCGTCGGCGACGAGTGGGTGATGGAGGATGGCACGGTGCTGGACCTGCCGCCGCCGATGCCGCACACCGCCATCGCCTGGACCCAGAACCTGCCGCCGAACAAGATCAACCGGCACGCCCCGCAGTGCCAGCACTGCGCCAACCCCGTGCCGCTCGACGGCGGCGGCACCTTCCGCCGGGACCGGGGGCGCATCGTCGAGGTGGGCCTGTTCGAACAGTCGCGCGACAAGGCGTACGAGCGCAAGCGCTTGCGGGACTTCAAGAAGGAGGTCGACTCCGGGGGAGGCGGCATCATCGACCTGCCGACCAGCTACGACGAGGCCCGGCGGCCGGTCTCTACGGTCATCGCCGCGCAGCGTGGCGAGGGCGCCCTGAAGGAGATCGAGTTCCTGGCCGAGGCCACCGGGGTGAAGGAGCTCTTGCAGGGCAAGGGCGAGCAGGAGTAAGGTTCCGCCATGGCCAAGAACAGCGGCGGCAAGCGCAAGAGCTTCAAGCGGGCCGGTGGCGCACCCAGCGTCAACAAGAGCAACCCGACAGGCGGAGTGATGAAGAACTCCGGCGGGTTCACGGGACGCGCCACCAACCCGACCGAGAAGCCGTACACCAAGAAGGGCAATCCGTGATCTGATCGGGGCGACCCGATCCACGTGACATCTTCTGACGTAGCCAGAGACACGAAGCCATGACCGAATCGAAGGCGGCACCCACACCTGTTCCCGAGAATCTGTCGCCCGCAGCGCGGGCGATCCTGGAACAGCAAGGGGTGCGACTGGAACCTCCGGCCGGAAGCAACGGGTCTAGTGCTGCGGAACCCAGCAAGCAGATACCGAAGGAAGTCTCCATCGACATCGACGGGGTGACCCGTGTGGTGTCGGTCGACGACCTCGCCGATGCCTACCGCAGGCGCAGCGAGACGGTGAGTGCAGCGAAGGCCCTGGAGCAGCGGCTGGCATCAGTCGGCCAGACCCAGGCCCTGCAGGCACTACAGCAGGCCATCGACGGCCTGCCGCCGCGCGAGCGTGCGCAGGTGTTCTCGATCCTCCAGGGTCAGGGCGACGAGCCCGAGCCCGAGGTCGAGGACGGCATCGACGGGGCAACGCCCGAGCCGGCACGCCGGCAGGTGCGTCCTCAGTCGGATCCGCGAATCGACCGTCTGGAGCAGGGTCTCCAGGCGCTCGCCGCGGAAGCCAACGAGCGGATCGCCGCGAGGAAGGAAGAGACGCGCAAGGAGAAGGTCCAGCGCCTGATGCAGTCGGTTCCCCTCTTCGAGGAGAACAAGACGGCCTCCGGGCTCGCTGAGAAGCTGATCCTGACGCAGCTCGCCCTCCACCCGAACCGGTCCGAAGAGGATGTCGTGCAGGAGGCAGCCAAGACGTTGACGCAGCTCGAACAGCGCGCCCGAGATGGTGCGGTGGCCGAGCGCCGGGTTCCTCAGCCAGGATTCAACCTCCCCGAACAGAAGCGGGGAGTGCTCACCGGCAAGGGACTCCGTGCAGGAGACGTTCGCAGGGCCGCGCTGCGAGCGCTCAACGGCATGTAGACCCTCGCCTCCTAGCGAGGTAACTCATGGCAATCTTCACGGCCCAGGGCGCGACCCGGGGCTCCAACCTTGGCGGTGGCGCGTTCAACGCCATCCTCAAGGAGTACTACCGCCCCGCGGTGGTCGACCAGCTCAACAGCAAGACGGTGCTCAGCCGTCTGTTGGGCCGACGCAGCGAAGGTGTCGAGGGCAAGTACTACGTCCTCGATCTGAACACCAACCGCAACTTCGGCTACGGCGCGATCGACGAGGCAGGCCGCCTCCCCGACCCGCTGATGCAGGAGGCCCGGCAGGCCCGCTACTCGATGCGCTACACCTACGGGCGCATCAAGTTCACCGGTCCGGCAGCCTCTGGAAGCCGCAGCGACAAGGGCTCCTTCATCCGGATGATGGACTTCGAGGTCCAGGGCATGACCCGCGACATCCAGGTGAACGACAACCGGATCCTGTACGGCGACGGCTCTGGCCGGCTCTGTCAGATCTCAGGCGGCAGCGGCACCCCAGGTGTCGCCTACACGGTGACCAACCCTGGCGGCATCAGCAGCACCGCGCTCGGCACCCAGTACCTAGCCCCCGGCATGCGCGTTGGTTTCGCCTCCCTCGGCACCGCCGACGGCGCCGGCTCCGGCCTGCTCACCACGACGCCGGGAACTCTCTGGGGCGGCAATCGCGCTGCCTATATCGCCACCGTCGATCCGACGACTGGCACCGTGACGTTCAGCTCGACGTGGCCGACGATCACGCTGACCGCTGGAGGCGCCATCACGGTCGGCCCCCAGTATCTGTACCAGGTCTCGGACGTTTCGGTCGACACCCCGGCCAACTCGTGGGGCCGTGGTCGCGAGCCGAACGGTCTGGCGGCGATCGTGCTGGACGCCGACCCGACGTTCCAGGACGGCCTGACCGGCAACTGGCCGCAGGGCCTGGGTGAGGTCCCCGCGACGGTGCAGACGTGGCGCGGCAACGTCATCGACAACGGTGGCACGCCGATCCCGTTCGCGCCCGACATGCTGCAGCAGGGCATGGACCTCGTCGACACGGCCGGTGACGGCACGATCGCGATGTGGGTGACAACCCATGGCATCCGCCGGCAGTACCTGAACGGCCTCGTGGCCGCGAAGCGGTACCCCAACGCGATGGAGATGGACGGCGGCTTCAAGGCGCTGAGCTACGACGGCCGCCCGATCGTGGTCGACAAGGACTGCACGCGCGGTCGCATCTACGGCCTCGACCTGGAGTCCCTGTTCCTCGCGTACGAGACCGACTACGACTGGATCGACCAGGACGGCTCGGTGCTGCACCGCATGCCGGACGCCGACGCCTTCCAGGCGTGCATGTATCGGTACTGGAACTTCTGCACGGAAGCCCGCAACCGGAACGTAGCACTCATCGACATCATGGACGTCTAGTCCGAGCGACAGGAATAAGCCGGCGGTGGCGCCTCAGCGCCGCCGGCGCCTCCTTACGGCAGGCAACGCTGGGGCGCCTTCCCTTCGTGCCATCCGGAGGCCGGCAACCAAGAGGTGGCAGGAACTGACACATGGTCCGGTATCAGGCAGACTTCATCCCGCCCGGCAACGGCATCCGCGAAGAGCAGCTCCACCAGGGCACCGGGCTTCGCAACGCGGTGATCCCGGCGATCATCGCCGTGCGGCCGGCGGTCTCGCTCATCAGCGGCGCTGCGGTCACCCTGCTCACTGAGCAGGCGGCATTCACCAGCATCAAGACCTCGGCGTGGCGCGGCCACCTGCCGGTGCCGATGACCCCGACGCTGTTCATCGGCGTCAACTGCGCCGGCGCTTGCCAGCTCCAGTTCCGCGTCACCGGCTTCGACCAGTTCGACAACCACATTGTCGAGACGACGCCGATCATCACGGTGCCGGCGAACGCCAACAACCAGTGCTTCCTGCACCTGAGCAAGGTGTTCCGGTTCGTCGAGAACGTCGAGTACAAGAGCAACGGCCTGACCGCGCTCGCGGTCAGCGTGACGATCTCTGGCATCATCGACCCGACCGGTGTCGAGGGCGCCGGCGCCGGCATCGACATCGGCTTCGGCGTGGCCGGCCCGATCCGCCTGATCGGTACCTGGGCCAACTGGGGCCTCGGCACGCCGATGCGGATGGCGCCCTACAGCACCGCGTTGCCGGCGAGCACGCAGCCGAACTTCCCGCCGACCCGTCTGCAGCACCAGTGGGAGGTCACGGGCGCCACGGCGACGCGCCTGAAGAACAACGGCGCCACGGCGGCGATCCTGAACTCCGTCGTCAACAGCGGCTACCTGCCGATCTTCGGCGACTCCAGCAGCGGCAACACCACGCTGCGCATCGGCCAGTCGGGCGCGGCCTTCAGCAGCGGTGGCTACATCACGGACCGGGCCTGGGCGGGCACGCCGCACAAGATCGGGTTCGTGAGCTCCGATGCCTGGGCCACCGGGTTCTCCAAGGCGTTCACGGGCAGCTCCACGCGCGCGAGCGGCGTCCCGACGGCGGCCGATCAGGTCGGCGAGGACGACCTGGAGTTCATCATCGCCCTGCGCAGCTCGCTCGGCACGCGGCGCGCGACCAATCCCGAGTCGTCCTACATCCGAGGCTGAGCCCATGGGAACCAACCTCGCACGCTCCTCGGGCTACACCGAGGGCTCGGTCAACCGCGGCAGCGGCGTGGGCAACCGCGCCCACCGGCTGCTCCTGGTCTCGAAGGCGACCCAGATCGTCAACGGGCAGGCTGTTGGCGGCCCCAGCGGCGCCGCCGTGACGACCTACACCGAGCTGACCAAGGCCAGCAACCGGGTGCCCTTCGCCGGCACCCTGGTGGCGACCATCACCCCGGGCGTGGTCGGGACGATCGCGCTTCGGGTGCGCGGCTTCGACCAGTTCGGCGAGCGCTGCTTCGAGCAGACGCCGGTCGTTGCGCTGACGGTGGCGACCACCAACTACGTCTACCTGTCGAAGGTCTTCTCCCTGGTCGAGTCGGTGCAGTTCGTCAGCACCGGCCTCGACTCGCTGGCCAGCACGATCTCGGTCGGCACCCGCTGGGACTGGACCCGCACCGAAGACGGCAACAACCACCATATCGCCGGGCGCAACCTCGGCATCCCTCTGCCGCTGATGATGCGCTACCGGCCGGAAGGCACCGACCTGTCACGCCGCCACCTGAACAACCGCATCATGGGGCTCTACCCCACAGCGGCGGCCGCGTTCACCACGGGCACGTTCACCGGCGTGCCGACGGCGGCGCAGACGACGACGGTCGACGGCATCGCCTACACCTGGAGAGCCAGCGTCAGCACGACAGCCAACGAGATCCTGATCGGCGCCAATGCCACGGAGTGCGCGCAGAACCTCTTCGCTGCCATCAACCACGATCCGCTCCTGGCTGGCGTGAAGTACGGCAGCCTGACGGTGGCGCACCCGACGGTCTTCGCCAGCTTCCAGAACGGCGGCATCATCGTGCTCACGGCTCGACAGGCTGGGTCGTTCGGCAACACGATCACGCTGGCTAACGGCGCCTCCAACTTCTCGTTTAGCGCGCCAACGACCAGTCTGGAGGCTGGCGTCAGCCCGCTCTGCGAGGCGATGGCGGTGCAGATCTCGGAGATCACCACAACCGCGGCCAATGCGATCACGATCACGCTGTCGCCGCGCCAGTTCGAGGTGGGCCTTGCGGCGGCCGGCGGCTGGACTGCCTCGCTGGAGAAGCTCCACATCCTGCGCGGCACCGACGTCTCGACCTGGGCGGTCGCCGACTTCCAGAAGATCACGATGGCCATGCGGTCTCTCGACGGTGCCTTCTGAGTGGCCCCTCTCCCGTCGAGCCTCACGGACCACTGGGGTCTCACCCAGATCCTCTGGGGCGTCAAGCAGTCGACCGGCAAGTACTGGCTGACGCCCGACTTCACCGGAGAGTTCACGGCGCAGGGGACAAACCGCCGCCCGCCGATGAAGTACCTGTTCCTGCCGAGCAGCAGCAAGGCGCTGTGGCGCCCGAACGACGACATCGTCGCCGTAAGGTCTAGGCGGACGCACCCGCTCGACGCGCTGCTGGGCTACGGGGCCTCGATCCCGAAGCCCGGGATGGGCAACCTGATCTCCGAGCAGCGCGCGCTCGTCGGCGCGCTTGCGCACGACTCGACATCCCGTGACAGCGCTATCGTGCACGGGTGGAGCTCGGGCTGCGGCGAGGACAGCTTCCAGGAGATCCCCTACACCTTCGCCACCCCGAACCAGACCAGCAAGATCTACCAGTGCCAGACTGCTGGCGGCTACATCGGGCGCTGGGAGCTGACAGTCCCGAGCATCGGCGTCACCTCGCTGAACTTCCTCAGCCGGGTCGACATGGGCGTCGGCGTCAACGGCTACGCCGACGCCTTCCAGGAGGCCAACGGCTTGCTGCACAACCCGACCTTCGCCGGCAGCGGGCAAGGGAACATCGGGCTGGCGCCGGCGACAGCTCCTGACCCGTGGCGGCCGACACCTTCGCCGACGGTGGTGGTCGGCAGGAACGGCAACCTGCTCTACGGGATGACGGTGCCGCTCGACTTCTCGGCCGGCAACGAGTTCGGCCAGGACCACGGCGGCGACATCAGCCACTCAGCGATCTGGCACGACCTCCTGCACGGCTTCGAAGTGGAGGTGAACTGCTACGGAGAAGGCATGCACCGCATGCGGTCCTTCACGTACTACCCGTGGCAGTACAACTCGGTGACCTCCGGCAACGACTTCCAGAGCAGCAACGGCTGCTTCATGGCCGACCGCGTGTTCGACAGCCTTATCTGGTACGACGCCGTGAACGACACCGAGTTCGACGTCGGCTTCAGCGTCGGGGCCACCAACGGGTGGCAGTGGACCTGCACGCAGAACATCTTCCTGACGCAGGACGCAGCCCACACCCCGGTGTCATTGGTTGGCAGCAAGATCCCGAGCGGCATCGGCGGGGCGATCTACCGGCAGAACGGCCTCAACGTCCCGAACACCCAGCTCGCAGTCGGCTTCTTCACCAACCTGTCCCCCGGCGCGGTGGTGGGGCCGGGCGTCATCTTCAACATGAGCTGCAATCTCTCGTTCGGGAACTGGCCGGTCCCGGCGAACAACTACGACACCGTGATGGGGGCAGCGACCTGGAATCAGGCGGCCAAGCGCCGACAGCCGGGGTGGCTCGGCTGTGACTACATCATGTGCACTGGCACCTACACCCAGGTGAAGGCCATGATGAGGTCGCTGGCCCAGCGACGGATCGGCAACAACGTCCTCTTCGGCCCGGGCGCTGCCCCGGCTTGGTTCTCCTGATGATCGACCTCCGCACCGACACCATCGTCTCCAAGGCCGGCTGCCAGCCAGACGCGCTCGTGGTCACCGAGATGCGCCGCAAGCACCCCAATGCCCGACTGGGCTGGGCCGAGGAGCACGGCTGCTGGTCGCTGATCGACGTGACCCCTGGGTTGCCGCCGATCCTCATCACGCTGCTGCGCTCGCCCGACGGCGACTTCGTGCGGCCGACGCTGCAGAACACGGTCTACTACCTCGACGCGATCCACCCGGACAACCTGAACAACGAGTGGGCGATGCAGCGCTTCATCCGCGAGCTCGACGAGGACCCGAGGGCGCGCGATCTGGAACGGAAGGCCAAGGACGCCCGCGAGGAAGGCCACCGCGAGTTGTGGAACGCCTTCAAGCGCAAGATCATGGTCCCCAGGCACCTCGTCTACCCTGACCGATGAGCAACTCGATCAACGTGCTGGAGCTCCTCGATGGCGTGCGCCTGCGCTCGCACGACGTCAGCGACCGCGTCTGGCCGGTCCCCGAGAAGCTGAAGGCTGCGGATGACATGCTACGTCAGATCTACCGGAGGATCCGGCAGACGGGCGAGCACCACGGCCTCGACCGGATCGACATCGCACCCAGTGCCTTCACCGCCCTGGAGACCGACGTCCTGGAGTACGACCTGCCGGAGTACATCGGCAACGTCGAGCTCGTGCAGGCGATCCAGGGGCCTGGAGTTCCGCCGATCCCGATCAAGCAGGCGACGTTCGAGGACATGGACAGCAGCCGCGGGGTGTTCAGCAGCGACACCCGCCGCTGGCTCTTCAGCCGCTACGGCAATGCCGGCTCGATCCAGCTCCGTGGCCGGGTCGGCGCGCTGACCAACATCCGCATCTGGTACACCCACTCGTGGGGGCCGCTGCACTACGGCACCGCGGCCAGCGGGACGACCACCTCGATCACCGCCGGCACCACCTTCGGCAACTTCAAGAACCGGCCGGAGCTCTACACCGGCTACCAGTTGGAAGTGACGGCCGATGTCACGCAGCCGACCAACGTCGGCTCGATCCGCCGCATCATCACCTTCACCGGCGGCGTCTACACGCTGCAGACTGCGCTGCCGGCCACGGCCAACAGCACGACGCAGTACGCGATGCTGATCCCGCTGCCGCCCGACACGCACACCTACTTCGTCGAGAAGGTGGTCGACGAGCTGCTCTCGCGCGACGGCAACCAGGAGGAGCGCGCGCTCCGGGCCGACCGCATGCAGGAGCTGGAGATGGACTTCGCGAAGTCGATCGCGGACCGGGCCGCCGGCGAGCCGCCTCGGATGGTGAACAGCAGGATGTTCCGGTGAAGCCCGACACCGTCATCGAGTCGGTTGTCGAGGGCCTGCTGACGAAGGATCCACCGACGCGGCTCAAGCTCGGGGCCAGCCCCGACCTGCTCAACGTCTTCCTGACCAACGGGGCCGCCGAGAAGCGCGGGGGCTTTGTGCCGCGCACCAAGGACCGGATGCTCGGCAACACGGTCGGCAACACCGGCTACCGCGCCACGGCCCGCCTCACCACGGCGAACGCCAGCGCGGACGGCGACTTCCTGATCGTGCCGGGCTGCCTCACTGGCGGTCACCGTCCGATCTACGAGGCGCTGCCGGCACTGACGGTCGAGTGCTTCTTCCAGGTCGGAAAGCTCACTGGCCAGCACGGCGGCTCGGCCAACCCGGCGGCCTCGCCCTACACGATCAGCCTGATCCCGATCCTGAGCAAGGGGCCGATCAAGCGCACCGAAGAGACGGCGGGCAGCCTCTTCAACAACGGCGCCATCACCTGGAACACCACGGCGGCGACAGTCTGGGGCAACCACTCCAACTCCGGGATGCCGTTCGCCGTCTACATCTGGAACAACGGCACGGGCACCGCGCCCGTCTGGCAGTTCCGCCTGTCAGCCCATGTCTTCATCGCCGGGGTTGGGAACCTGAAGACGGTGACGTCTGGCGAGGTCCCCGTGGAGGGCGGCCTCTACCACATCATCGCGGTGGTGAGCGGCACCAGGATCTCGCTGCGGATCGCCAGGATCCGTGGGCGCGAGACCCCGTCCTACACGACGAACAGCGACAGCTCCTTCAGCGGCACGCTGGCGTGGAACCGGTGCCCGATCCAGGTGTTTGACTGCCCGCAGCAGTTCATCCAGGCCGGCACCGGCGCCAGCAGGCCCGGCCTCAACCTGAATGCCGGCGGCTACTGGTACCAGACCAAGCGGGCCGAGGGCAAGATCGAGGACATCGCCATCTGGAACAGCGACAAGACGCTGTCGGTGGCGACGACCTGCGACCGCCTGAGCAAGCTCAACCCGTCGCGGATGAGCGGGCTCATCAACTACTGGAACATGCTAGGGGACGGCACCGACTTCGTCCTTGAGGTGACAGGTCGTGGCAACCATCTGTTCTTCGTGCCGCGGGGTCCGGTGTCGGACACTGCGAGCGGGGGGAAGGACGGTGGAAGCTGGTTCTTCAACGGTCAGACCAGCTACGCGATGCTGGACCTCAACGGCGACGCGGTGCCGTCCCACATCAACTGGCGGCTGCAGAACAACCAGACGGTCGCCGCCGCCATGAACACGATGGTCCGGAAGGCCGAGCCGCACGGTCTGGCGGTGGACTTCTGGGTCGACTCGATCGAGCCGCAGTTCGAGCAGGTGATCGCGGAGATCCACTCCGTGCTGCGGATCGCGATCAACACCGACGGCAAGATCGTCGGCTACTGCCGCGACGGCGACACCGGCGCCGCCTCGGCCAACCACATCGGCCTGAACTACCAGGGGCCGCTGGTCAGCAACGTCACGGTGAAGGCCGGCGAGCGCTACAGCGTGGTCCTCTTCCGCCGCGACGGCAGCACGACGCTGGACCTGTTCGTGGGCGGCGTCCTCGACGCAACCGTGGCGGTCAACGCGGTCGGCTCGACGGCCTCGTTCTTCGACTCCTACACGCCCGGTGGCTGCACGATCGGCATGGGCTCCTACGAGCACATGATCCGCGGTCCGAGCATGGACCACGCCAGCATCGCGCTGCCGAACCAGCTCAACACGGACGCCCGCAGCGGCTTCGTCGGGCGCGTCGAATCCCTCAAGATCGTCACCACCCAGGCTGGCGCTACCCTGTCACCGCTCGTCAAGCCGGAGACGGTGGACGACTGGCGGTTCAGCGAAGCTCGCACCTTCCAGAACCCACTGGCGGGCGGCGGCGGCCGGAACACCTGGACGCCGAGCGACAGCAGCGACACCACACGCCACGATGCCGACGGGGCAGCCCTGGCGGCGGCGGGCCAGCATGAGGATGGTTCCCCGGTCCGGCACACTGTGCAGGATCCAGCCTCCCTGTCGCAGGCTTACATCACTTGGCAGGACTCGCTCGACGGCACCGGTGCGGCGGCCGGGCGGTTCGGCAGCGACGACGTCGCCGGCCTCGGCGCACGGCTCTACCACGTCCTGGCCTACTACCGCTTCAACCAGGACGACCGCGACCTGCGCTACGGGGGCGCCTACACGAAGGGGCTGGAGTGGCGCTACAACGCCGGCACCTTCAACACCGCCACGCAGGTGCGTGACCCGGTCCGGCACACGCACGTCCAGTGGTCGGACGTCGCCGACGCAACGGGGGCGCTCAGCATCGTCCAGCGGCGATGCCACGAGAGTGACATCATCAGCCAGACCGACAGCGACATCTTCACGGCGCCGCAGAACGTCACCAACCGGCAGCGCCCGTACGCCTTTCGCTCCCCGCGCGAGGTCGGTCCGCAGTGGCGGGCCGGCATCGTGCGCCCGCTGGCGGGACAGGTGCCGGTCAGCCTGATCGCCGACTGGTCGGTGCAGACCGCCGACCGCCGCTTCCTCATCGCCGCCACGGGCCGCCAGCTCTACTGGGTGAAGCCGCTGTGGGAGGAAGACTCGCCATTCAACGAGGAACCCAACTTCGCCGTCTGGATGCAGGGGTGGCCGTCGAGCCACCTCTTCGTGAAGGCCAGCGCGAGCCAGCTCAACCTGACCGGCACCGCCAGCAAGAGCACGATCGTGTTCGAGGGCTGGCTGAAGCCGCTCCGACTCGACGGCGTCCGCATGATCGCCGCCAAGGTGACGCCGGCGACCAGCCAGACCCAGGTGAGCTGGTGCGTCTACAGCAACCAGGGGGCGATCCACGTCTTCGGCACCGAGAGCTCGGGCACGCGGACGTGGCTCTACAGCGAGTCGACGATCCCCGGCGGCGCGACCGCCCCGCGCCTGCAGCATTCGCTGCGCTCGAACGTCTGGAACCACCTGCATGTCACCATTGCCACGGCTGGCGTGCAGGTCCGGGTGAACGGCAACCTCGTCGACATGACGAGCCACAACGGGCTGACAGGGACTGGCAAGGCCGACGCGATCGGCGGCGGAGCCAGCGACGCGCCCTCTGGGGAGCTCTACCTGGGCGGCCTGCCGGAAGGGCGCGAGACCCTGACCCAGACCTTCACGGCCGGGGCCAGCACCAACGTGGTCAGCTTCACGCCGTGGGCCGGCTACCTAACGGAGGTCCGCATCCTGAACGCGGAAGACACCGCGCAGTGGCCGACCGGGCAGAGCGGGCAGCCGCCGGGCACGCGCTTCGTCGACACCGGCACCACCTACCTGCTGCTGCACCTGAACGAGGGGGCCGGCTGGTTCTTCCGGAACAGCGCCGCCAACACCACCGGCAGCGACGCACACAGTCAGGTCCGCGAGTGCTGGCCGGTCATGGAGGGCCTGGAGGAGAGCAGCGGCCACCGCTACTCCTGGCTCATCTACCGCGACAGACTGCTCGTGAGCAACGGCGAGAGTCGCATCCAGCAGCTCCGGTTCGGCGCTCTGCAGGACACCAACCCGATCACCTGCACCCAGCTCGGCATGCTGCCGCCGGAGCCGATCGACACCACGGTCGAGGGCCATACCACGGTTGGCACTGGCGTTCCTCCTGGCACGTATCTGGTGGCGATGACGTTCACGAACGCGGACGGCACCGAGAGCGAGCCGATCCAGCTCGGCAGCTTCGTGCAGGCCGTCGCGGTCTCAGTGCTCCGACTCAACCTGCGGCGCCTCCCGCGCAGCCCCGACCCTCAGGTCACGGGCCGGCGGCTCTACGCAAGTTCTCCCGGCGGTGGGGCGCCGCTTTTCAACCGGCAGATCGACGACAACGATGGCTTCGAGCACGACGTCATCATCTACAACGGAACAGAGGCTGTCACCTCGGGTGACAAGGTTGTGCCGCCGCGTGGGCGCCACCTCGCCGTGGCCAACGCTTCGCTGCTCGTCGCCGACCTGACCGAGGAGCCGGCTGGCCAGAACGCCTTCGCCTTCGGCCGCAGCGACGAGGTGAGCTACTTCACGGTGGGGAGCGAGGTGATCCTCGACAGCTTCGATGGCGACGCGATCATCGGCGCCCGGACCAACCTCGGGCAGGTCTTCATCAGCAAGGCCCGCTCGGTGTTCCAGGTCTCGATGGGCGCCATCGCCAACGCCAACGACGTCAGCGGCTCCGTCCGGCTGGTGAACAACAGCGACGGCTTCGGCGGCGGCCACTGCAGCTCGCAGAACCTGATCTACGGCTGCGGCGACCGCGGCGTGTTCGTGTTCGACAACGCGAACATGGTCTACCTGAGCCAGATGATCGACCGGACGTGGCGGCAGTTAGCTGCCACCACGACGATCGGCCTGCGCAACACCTACGGGCTCTACAACCGCAACCGCTCCGAGGTCTGGATCTCGCCGCGCTCCGAGACGACGGAGGCCAACAACTCGATCCTGGTGCTGCGGCTGACCGGCGAGAATGCGTGGTCCCTGCTCGACGTCCCCGAGCACAGCTTCATGGTGGTGGCGCAGGATGACGTGCGGCAGCAGCAGGTGCCGCTGCTCGGCACCACGCTCGGCGCCCTGCTCGGCTACGACGACGGGACCTTCATCGACCACAGCGACGGCGGGGCGATGGCGAACGGCGCCACGACGCTGGTGGGATCGGCCGGCCTGAGCGGGAGCTCCACCTCGCTGACGATGTCGGGCGCGAACTTCGACACCATCCTGGGCGGCCTCAGCGGCGCCGAGGTCGAGATCGTCTACAACGCCGGCACGCTGGTGCGGACGATTGTGCGGAACACCGGCGACACGCTGTTCTGGGACGAGCCGCTGCCGGGCTGGGTCTCGTTCACGAGCTTCACGGTTGGTGGCTACGAGGGCTACTGGTCGAGCTCCTGGCTGTCGCTGGCGCGGCCGAGCAGCGAGAACGACATCGAGCGCATCGACCTGGAGATGGTCCCGAACGCCGGCGTCTCGGGCACGCTGTCGATCACCTCGATCCGCCAGGGTGAGGCGACGGACCGGGCCTTCCCGACCGACCCGGCCAAGTTCGAGCAGTTCGTCTTCGACATGAGCAACGGCTGGCTCAACACCCCGGAGAAGCCGCGCAGCTTCGCGCACGGGCACTACCACCGCGTGAAGTTCGGCACGCGCGGCATCCGAGCGCCGTTCGGCCTGATCTCCGTGCACTTCGTGGGCCACAAGGCGATGGCGGCCATCGGCCACGCCGGAAAGGCATCGTGAAGCAGCAACCCGATCTCGACCTCATCACGCACTTGCAGGACCCGGCGATGCAGGAGAACCTGCGCCGCATCCTGGAGTGGGTGCGCGACAAGCGCCGCGCCGACCGGGTGACTTGGTTCCGCGCGATCCTGGACTGGTGACAGATGGCGACAACCGGAGTGCTCGGACGAGGCGCCCCATCGACGGCTGGGGCGGTGCTCTACCGCGTCCCGGCCGCCATCGAGGTGGCCGTCATCGTCAACATCGCGAACCGGACACCTGGGGCTTCCAAGGCGGCCTCCATCGCGCTGCTCCCTCCGGACGCGCAGACCCCCGGAGCGGACAACTACTGGGTGTTCGGTAAGGTCGTGCCCCAGGCCGACGCCGTGCAGTACAAGTTCCCGCTCGGCCCCGGCTGGGGCATCTGGTGCGCAGGTGCCGACGAACTCGTGACGTTCACGATCGCCGGAGAAGAGCGAGATCAGTGACAACCCGATGACGACGAGGTGAAGACGATGCCAGCGAAGACGCAGAAACAGGCGCGGTTTATGAGGATGTGCGAGCACTTCCCCGGAGCGGCCAAGGGCAAGTGCCCGAGCAAGAAGGTGGCCAAGGAGTTCAACCACGTCGCGGGCTCGAAGAAGAAGCGACGCAAGGGCTGACAGGTAAAGACCCGACTGACGGTGCGAACGGGAGGGCCTACAAGTTGGACGCTACATCTCTGGCTCTGATCTGCTCAGCAGGAGGAACGGCTGTGGGCTCCTTTCTGACCTACCGGCTCAGCTCGAAGCGCGACAAGACGGCGCGTGAGACCCAACGCGACGACCTGCTCTCCGATCGCCTGAAGCAACTCGACATCCGCATCGACGAGTGCGAGGACCGGCACCGCAAGTGCCTCGAAGATCAGGCTGAGCTGCGCGAGCATCTCGGCCGTCTGGAGGTGCAGGTAGCGACGCTGGAGAAGAAGCAGTAGCCTTCCGGCGTGGGCTTCAAACTCAAGAAACTGACCAAGCCGAGCAGCCTCCGCCGGATCGGCATGGCAATCGGCACTGGTGGGGCCAGCGAGGCCGGGCGAGCCATCGCCGGCCCCGGCAACCAGAACCTCGGCATGTTCGGGATGCCGCAGACCGGCGGCCCACTCGGAGCGTTCGCCGGAAGCCGCGTGGACCAGAGCACCGCGCGCGACGCGGCCAACGCGCCCCAGACCGGCGTCGTCCCAAAGGCGCGCCCCGGCGGGATGACCAGCTACTACAACGACTCCTGGAAGCAGCTCCAGGACACCATGTCAGGTGGTGGCGGGTACGAGGACGCGATCTCGAAGATCCTCGCCAACTTCCAGGGGAAGCCGAGCGACCTGGAGAACTTCATGCGGCAGGCCCAGCCCTTCATGGGGGCGATCGAGGCCGGCAACATGCGCAACAGCGCGGCCTACAAGCAGATCAACGACCCCAACAACTGGGACATGGGGGCTGAGGGCGCCTACGGCCCGGCCGCTGGGCAGATGGCGCGCAGTAGCCAGCGTGGCGTGCAGACGGCTCGCGCGGGGCTGGCGGCGCAGGGCCTCGGCCGCGGCGCAGGAGGCGCAGCGATTGCCAGCGGCGCAGCGAACCAGCTCGGCGAGCAGCAGTCGAACCTGTGGGCGACGCTGCACCAGCAGGCTCAGCAGAACCGCATGCAGTCGGCCGGCAACGCGCTCGACGCCCACCGGATGATCGCGCAGATGGCGCTGGGCCAGCAGATCACGCCGCGGGTGGAGCAGGGCAACAGCACGCTGCAGCAGGCGATGATGCTGGCGCAGGGTGTCGGTGGCATCGCCGGCGGCGTCGGCTCGCTCGCGTCGCTGGGCGGGAAGGCGTAGCCCGTGGGCGTGCAACTGCCGATCGGGCCGCACCTCATGGCGCACGCGGCGATGGCCAGCATCCAGAACAACCCGCAGCATGCGGCGCTCACGCGGTGGTGGAACTTCCGCACGGGCGGGCCGCGGATCTACCGCGAAGCTGGCCACAAGGCGTTCGTAGATCCTGACGAGGACAGCTACCGCCTGTATCCTCGCCAGCCATGGGACGCTACACCCGACGGCACGGTCGCAAGCTCGAAAACGCCGCCCTGATCGCGCAGGCGCTGGGGGCGCTTGGCCAGATCCCGGCGACGATCCTGCGGAACAAGCAGCACGACGAGGCCACGAAGTCGCTCGAAGGCTACCGCCGAGCGACTCTCGACCTGAAGGCGAACGAGCAGCGGGACACCGCGAAGTTCCATCAGGGGCAGCTCGACCGACAGGCGTCCGGCGACCTGCTGCGGGCGAGCCAGCACGAGTCCGACGTGCAGTCGCGCGAGAAGCTCGCCGGACAGACCCAGAAGACCCAGATCGACGTCGCCAAGATCAAGGCCGGGGATGCGGCTGCAGCCGAGCAGGGACGCAACGAACGGAACGCCGCCAGCATCGCGTCGCGCAACCAGATCGCCGCGGACAAGCTGGCGAAGGGTGGCGCTGGTGGTCAGGGCAACGCGCGCCTGTTCGGGGCCGAGGGCATGGCCTCCTACATGAACCCTGACACCTCGACTGACACCGAGGAGCAGAAGAAGATCAAGGCGGCGATGAAGGTCCACGACGACTTCATCAAGGCCGGGCAGCAGAACCAGGTCGACTTCAACTACCCGGCGCTGGCGAAGGAGCACGGCAGCGAGCTCGCGCGCCTGTCGGAGGCGCTCGGCGCCAGCAAGCGGAAGCAGGCAGCGGACATGAAGAACGCGCCGCGCCCGGCCGCTGGAACCGACGACGGCGGCGCAGCGATGCCCGGCCCCTCGCTCCACGATGCGACCCCGGAGGAGGAGGCGCGGCTTCGCGCTTCCGTGCAGGGCCACACTCCGGATGGGCCGCCAGCTCCTGACACGGGCCTTCCGACCGAGGGGCAGATGACGCCCCCTGTCGGGTCTCCGGAGCACGACCAGCGGCAGGGGCAGCAGCTCCATGACGACTACCACGCGATGATGACCGCGGGCCATCCGGACCGGATGAATGCGTGGCTGCGGACGTGGCAGAAGTTCCCCGGCATCGGCCGCCCGCCGCGCGACGTGCTCGCTGCCGCCGGCATGGGTGAGTCGGGCCAGATGGCGTTCAACGTCGCCGGCATGGGCGCCTCGGTGCTGCCCGGCCCGCTGCAGGGTCCCGCCCAGATGCTCGGCACCTCCGCGCTCACACCGCACATCGCTGAGATCATGGCGCAGCTCGGGCTCGGGTTCCCGGGCGCCGCCGCGAGCCAGAACCCGGAGCCCGGCCCTGCGTACGGGCGGCTGCAGTTCCCGTACGCAGGAGCTGGCGGCCAGTGACGACGCTCCAGGACCCGCAGGGTCCCGCCTTCCCGCCCGGCACGCCCGGGATCATGCGTGGCCAGCCCCAGGGCCCGACGCAGCCCGGCGCGGATCGCCCGCCCCCCTCGACACCGCTGCTTGACGTCCCACGCGACTGGCCCAAGGACCCGGTCGAGCAGGAGCGCGCGATCAAGCACATCGAGGCGAACCTTTCGACCCTGCGGGACCAGCAGGACTTCGCGCTCGACCAGCAGATCCTCCCCCAGATCCAGGCGCACGCGCACCAGAGCGCGATGGAGATGCAGGCGCAGATGATGGTCGCGCCGCCGCGCACGCCCGAGATGTTCATGGGCTACCAGCAGCAGCTCTCGAACATGAAGCCCTATCTGCGTCCCGAGGTGGCGCAGTCTGTCGGTGACACCCTGAGTCGCAACTGGGATCTGCGCCAGCAGCGGTCGCAGTTCGACCAGCAGATCGACCAGCACATCAACCAGAACTACTGGCAGTACCTGCCGGAGACCAAGCGGCGCATGCAGCAGCCGCCGCAGGATCCGTACAGCGGCGGCATCCCGTTCGAGACGCCGACGCCGCAGATCCAGAACCCCAACACGGGCGAGTGGGGGCCGGCCACCGGCAACATGGGCAGCGCGCTGGTGAGCGGGGTCAACCCGTTCGGCGAGCCGACGTTCCGCGGCCGGCTGGTGAGCGACCTGCAGTCGCTGGCCGACAAGAACGCCGAGGAGCGCTACGGCCCGTCGGACGAGGCCCGCGGCGCCGGCGCCGCTGCGCCGAACACGCAGCAGATGTTCGAGAAGGCGAACAAGGCGCGCATCGAGGGCGACAAGTCGGTCTCGCGGGACACCTACAAGGCGATGCAGTCGGACGCGATCGAGGGCGCCATCCAGCGCCGGCTGGGCTCGAAGAAGGGCGACATCGAGAGCTCCGAGGACTTCGCCGGCAACATGGCGAACGTCGCCTCGTTCATGGTGCCGTTCGGTGCGGCTGAGAAGCTCAGCGTCGCCGCGGTCCGCTCCATGCCAGGATTGATCGGGGCTGCCGGCGACCTGACAAAGGCTGGCAAGATCCTCGGGCACGTCGTTGGGCCGAGCGCGGCGATGGCAGCCTACGGCGCCGGCCGCCCGCTCGGGGCCAGGGAGCAGCTTGAGGTCGACAGTGAAGAACAGCCGGAACGGAAGCGCGATAAGGAGATCGCGTTCCGATTCATGCGGGCCACGCAGGAAGGGCTGCTGACGCCGCTCTACTCGCTGGTCGGCAAGATCGGCGGGAGCGAGGGCTCCAGCATGATCCGGAAGCTGTTCGGCTCGACGGGGGCCGCCGCTGCGGCGCCGCTAATCAGCGAGCTCGGCAGCGCCGCCGACGACAAGATCGCGCAGATCCTGAGCAACGGCACGCAGACGCCGGCGCAGGAGATCCGCGACGTCTTCGCGCAGCAGGGCAGCTACGGCAACCTCAGCAAGGCGCTGAAGGCGACCACCAGCAAGGAGAGGTTCGCGGCGCTGAAGGACTACGTCTCGGACGTGATCCCGGGCTCCCTGGTGTTCGGTGCGCTGACCATGTACCACCACCTGGGGCAGACCTTCGACTCCCGGGTGGAGGGCGTGCGAGCGATGGAGGACTCGGTCGCCGAGCTGGCCGCCAACCCGCACATCCCGCGCGGCGCCCGCGAGCAGGTCGTCGCGCGGCTGCGTGACATGGTCAGCCAGATGATGCCGGACCGGAAGGAGGACGAGCGCCGCACCGCCGAGCAGCGGATGCAGGATGCACTCGGCCCCGGTACCTCAGCTCGGGCCACGTTGGACGCCCAGTCGATGGTCGAGCGCCACCTTGGCGACATCGACGGCACGACGGTGGCGGAGAAGCTGGCGACGGTTCGTCAGAAGCTGACAGCGCTGCGCGACAAGCCCGAGGACGACCCCGAGGTGATCGCGCTGGGCCACGAGGCGACGGCGCTGACGTACCTGCGCGACGCGCCCGGGGACCGCAACCCGGCCCGCGGCTTCCGCAAGGCCATGGAGTACATGGACCGGGCCACGGCGGCGCGCGGCGGGACGCCCGAGTCGACCACCTCGATCGCCCCGGAGCAGGCCGGCGCCGAGGCGGTTGCCACCAGCCAGCACGTCGGCGACAACGCAGGCCGCCTGGGCGACGCGGCGATGGGGGCTCAGCTCGATCCGGCTGCGCGCGTGGTCGGGGTCGACGAGCACAGCGGCACGCGGCTGGTGCGGACCGAGAGCGGCAAGCTGCGGTCGGAGCCGGTCGAGGCCGACGAGCTGCACCGGTTCGAGGGCGAGGGCGGGCCGCCGGCGCGGGAAGCCGAGCCGGCCCCCGGCACCATCGCCGTCGGCGATCAGGTCGACACCAAGAAGGGGCCGGCCGAGGTCGTCGCCACACACCCTGAACGCGGTGCCGTGACAGTGAAGGCCGAGGACGGGGCGACGCGCGAGGTCCCGGTCCCGGCCGCGAAGATCGAGCAGGAGCTGCCGGCGGCCCAGGCCAAGCCGAAGCGGCGGGCTCGGCCTGCTCAGGTATCTATACCTGAGCAGCCGGCCCGAGGAACGGCCGGCGACGAAGGGCGGCGGGCCGAGGCCGACAAGCAGGCGCACGACCTGTGGAGCGCGATCCAGCACGACCCCGAGCACCCGGAGGCGCACTCGTGGCTGAGGGCCATGTCCCCGCTGATCGCGGACGTCGCCGACGCCCGCGCGGCCATGCGGATGCGCGAGGCGGTCAGCCGCGTCGAGAACGAGGGGCTGTCGATCACCGACGCCATCAGGGACGAGGCCAGGGCGCCGTCTCCATCGGTGGACCCGGAGGTCGAGCGCCGCTCCGACGCGGCCATGCACGAGCCGCTGTCCCAGAGGTCCGGCACCGGGGTGCCGATCCGCAAGCCTCATCCGGATGAGGAGCAGATCGCCGCCGCCGCAGTCCGGTACGGGGGCAAGACCTACGAGGGCAAGCTCCACTACTACGCATGGCTGAAGGCGGCCGAGGAGCACGGCTTCAAGTCGGTCGAAGAGATGGTGGCGGACAAGGGCGGGCCGAGCGAGGGGTATATGACCACCTTCGGCCGCTTCCTGACCAGGGACGAGGCGGACGAGCTGCTGGGCGGCGAAGGGCGTCAACTGGATGCTTGGGACGACCGCCTCCGAGAGCACCCCATCGAGCAGATCGAGCCGGATCCGGCGGCCATAGAGGCAAAGGAGGGCGCGGCCGAAAAGGGGCAGTACATGCGCCCGATGGGCGAGGAGCTCGCTCGAAGGCCCGAGCCGGCGCTGGGACCCCCGCCCGTCTCCGTCCTGAACGATCCCCTCATGGCCCGCGCCCGCGAGCTGGTCCAGACCTCCGGCAAGGCCGGAGTCCGCATGCTGCAGCGGGAGCTGAACGTCGGGAACCGGCGGGCGAAGGCCATGCTGGAGCAGCTCAAGGCCGAGGGGCTCGTGGGCGAGGGCGGCACGAACCAGTACCGCATGGCCCCGGCAGGCGAGCAGGCTGTCGCCCAGCAGCGCGACCAGCAGCGCCAGGAGGCCAACGCTGCCACGCAGCGCCGCCAGCTCATCGAAGAGGCGCAGGCGCCCGTCGACCGCTTCCTGCGGGCAGCCAAGGCGGTCCAGGAGGCAGGGCCGGGTCGACCCGATGACGATCCCAATCTGCGCGAGCGGACCGCCGCTTGGCACAACCTGCAGGATCAGATGGGCACGGCCGACCCGAAGGCCAACGAGCGCATGGCCCTGTCGAGCCTCGCCGCCGCGCTCGTGGACGAGCCGGGGAAACCATCCGGAGACGATCTGGCATTCCGGTTCAATCTGACGAGGGGGCAGGGCGAGCGGCTCGCAGGGCTGGTCACGGTGCAGCGCGAGCTGCGGGCCGAGATGCTCAGCGACACCGGTGAGCTCCCGACCCTGGAGGACAAGGGCGACTACGAGGACTACGTGGCCCGCCAGAAGGAGCAGGGCCGCCCGGCACAGACCAGGGAGCAGTACTTCAACTCCGAGCGCAAGCGGGTCCGCCAGCAGGCCCTGCATGCCATCGAGCTGCCCGAGGACGAGCTCTCCCCCGAGGTGCGAGACCTCGCTGAGTCCGGCAAGGTCGATGAGGCGATCCGCAACAACTACGTCGAGACGCTGCACGACCCGGCGGTCACGCAGGAGCAGGCGCAGCACCTGATGGACCTGCACGTCGGCATGGCGGACGGCGCCGCTGACGCGCTGCTGGAGCACCTCGACGAGGAGGGCAAGGAGCCGCTCACCCACCAGGAGTTCTACGAGGAGGTCACCTCGCTCTACGACTTCCTGAACAGCAAGGAGGCCAAGCTCGCGCGCTACACCGAGGCCGGCAAGGCGACGCTGCAGAAGGTGCGGCGCGTCGAGGCGATCCTGCGGCGCGGCGTGGTCGGCTACTTCCCCGGCGGCATGAGCTTCATGGGTGGCTCGGGCGCCGGCATCGCCATGCTCGCCAGGGCAACGGCGAACGGCTTCAGGTTCGGCTACCGCCAGATCCGCCGCTTCGTGCAGTGGTCGATCGGCCAGCGGGGGTGGTGGGACAAGGTGGTCAAGGAGGTGGCGCGACGCGACGCTTCCCTGAAGAAGGCGGACGCCTGGATGTCAGCGTTTGCCAGCACGATGGACCCGCGCGAGGCACCCAAGGGGATGCTCGCGTTCATCAACAAGTGGAACGCCTTCGGCGAACCCGGCCTCGTGATGGCCTACGGGCACAGCTCGCTGCACACCGCCGAGGGGCTGCGGATCGTGTCGATGATCGACCGCGGCGCGCTGCCGGAGACGGCCGACCCCGCCGACCAGGAGGCGTTCATCCGCGCGATGGAGAACTGGCACCGCATCGGCAAGGGCGGCACGACGCCCGAGGAGATCGCGGCCGACGAGGCGTGGAAGAAGGTCGAGGCGATGGGACCGAAGGTGGTCGAGCTGCACCACGCGCTGCGCGACTTCCTGGGCAAGTTCAACACGATGGCCTTCGAGTACCAGCCCGAGATGCTGCACGCGAAGGACGACATCAAGCTGATGGAGCGGCTGCGGGGCCAGCTCTATGGTGAGCGTGACGCTCTCGTGGACGAGAAGTTGAGCCTGGAGGCGCAGCGGGCCGGCACTAAGGGGGCCGTCCGTCAGGCCCTGACGAAGCAGATCACCAAGGTCACTGACCGCATCCGCAACCGCACCAAGAACATCAGCAAGGCCGAGGCGCGGATGGATCGCTGGAGCGACTACATGCAGCAGCGCCGGCTCGACAACGCTCAGCGGCTGGAGAAGGGCTTCTTTCCGTCGATCCCGAACGTCGACCTGCTGAGTCAGGTCGAGCGCGACGCCGCGCAGAAGCGCAGCAACGCGAACGACAACGCCTACGACATCGACTTCTACCGCGTCGCCGGCCACTGGCTGAAGCGGCGCGGCGCGCTCGAAGAGGCCGGCATCCGCGACTTCAACGTGGTGCGTTCGACCTTCCACTACATCCGCGAGGTGATGTCGGTGGTGGAGATGAACAAGTGGTGGCACGAGAACCGCGACCGGATCGCCGGCACCGAGCGCGCTGTCGACCGCAGCAAGATCTCGATGCCGCACGAGAACCGGTTCCTGTGGTCGCCGACGCTCCAGTACAACGCCCGAGACATGCAGCGGGTGCGCGTGCTCGGCCGGGTCTGGGCCGTCAACATGAGGCTGCCGAGCGGCACTGAGCACCGCGTGCTGGTGCGCTCGCGCGACGACCTGAAGGGCTTTGAGAAGTTCATGGTCGACAAGCCGGCGCCGATGACGGCCCTGGCCCCGCACCGCAGCCAGTACCGGCTCAACAAGAACGAGCCCGCCCCTGGGTTCGGCCGCGACGAGATCGCCTTCGGCCTGCCCGAGACGCTGAAGACCGTGACGCTGCCGCCCGAGATCTCGTCACGGACTGGCACCGTCATGCCGGGCGGCTCGGTGCACTTCGACGGCGCGCTCAAGGGCAAGCTCCTGGAGCACCTCCCCGGCAAGTACGACCGGCTGCGCGAGGCCAAGCCGGAGCGCGCCGCGGCCTTCAAGGCGTATGTCGACAAGGCGATGACCCGCGCGATGGGCGACGAGGTCTCGGCCGCGTGGGAAGCCGTCGCCAACGGGTGGAACCGCTTCCTCGCCAACCAGCAGCTCGGCAACTACAACCCCGCGCCGGCTGCCCGCAACTACATCCAGGGGATGATCTCGCTGATGACGCACGGCAACCTGCGTGCGACGGTCAGCACGATGCACTGGGGCCAGCGCTTCACGATGGCCGTCAACGACGTCATCAACAGCCGCGAGATCCGCGACGCGATGGAGTCGGTGCAGTTCAACCTGGACAAGGGCGGCCCGGCGATCTTCAACGAGAGGATCCGTGACGCTGTCAGCAAGGAGCACCCCGACTTCCACAAGTGGCCGAAGCTCCTCCAGGAGGACGACGTCCGCTTCCGCAAGGCTGCTGCCGACCTCGCCATGTCACCCTTCGCCGGGGGCCTCTACATGGAGGCCCTGGGCGACGTGCGG